GTGTTGACACCTGGAAGCAGCATCAAGAGTGGAAAGAACTGTTCAGCGGGTACAGCCGCGTACTTATCTTCCATGACAACGAGCCAGACAAAGTTAAGCCAGATGGCAGGGTTTACAACCCTGGCCGAGACCTGGCGAAGCTGATACTGCATGACTTGGATAATAGTCATATGATAACGTTGCCAGGGAAAGACCCGAACGAAACTTTCCTGGCCGTAGGCCGAGACGAGATAAGGAGAATCGCCGGTGTCTGACGATCTGGATAGCAACCCAGTAGTCGCGGAAGCTTTGGCTGCTAAGTATCGCGCTGAGGCAGAGAAAGAGCTTGAGCTTGCCCGCTACCAGCGGGCGGCAGCGGACTCGTCAGAGTTCCATCTACAGCGCACAAAGCGCGAGCATGAGTTCATGCTGGCCTCGAACCTAGAGAACCGTGTCTACCGGTTCTCTGGCCGGGTCGATGACGAGTCAGTGATGATGGCGCAAGAGCACCTAACTCGCTGGGCTCGGCTTAGCCCTGACCCGATCAACATCATCCTTAACTCACCGGGTGGCTCACTGATCGACGGGATGGAGTTGTTCGACACAATCACCGCTCTCCGCGGTGATGGCATCCACTTCACTATCACAGCCCGCGGCTATGCCGCTTCTATGGGCTCTATCTTGCTCCAGGCGGCCGATGTCAGGGTAATGGGCAAGGAAGCCTACCTACTGGTTCACGAGCTGTCAGCAGGCGCCTCAGGCTCGATCGGGGATATCGAGGATGCCCTTAAGTGGTACGAGATGGCTAGTGCCCGCATCCTCAATGTCTACGCCGACCGCTGCGCAGCGGCAGCTAACGCTACTAAGCCGTTTACTAAGCAGCAGATCAAGTCAAGCTGGCGGCGCAAAGACTGGTGGCTCGGCTCTGACGAGTGCCTTGCCGGCGGGCTGGTAGATGAAGTCCGATGAGCGACTGCCTAGCCACCGAGCGCCGGGGCCGCGATGTGATGGTGGCCTGCGGCCTGGGCGATCAGCACGACGGACACCATTTCGACAGCCTGCTAGGGATCTACTGGTACAAGGAAGGGTCAGGAGTGCGTGAGCCCCGTAGAAGTAAGCCAGATCATCCGGTGGCTGACGTCCGCAGGCTTTTCCGTGTCTATCGTCAGTCGGAACCCGCTCAAGATCCTGTTGGAGTTGCCAGATGAAACTCGTGATCGAGGTAGTCGGCCGTGAGGAAATCACGCTCTCGCAAGAGGACGCGCAAGACTGGCGCGAAGTCTTCGAGGCAATCGCAGACTGGGAGCCCGCCGAGCGGGCTGACGAAATCCTTGACCGAACTGACGTCTACCGCTCAGACGTTTACACAGAAGATGCAGTCACTTTCTACGACGATGATGGCACTCAATACGGCCCTTACAGCTACGCCTAAGCCGATGAAGGTAACTATCGACGTCATAGGCTGCTATCAGTTCGAGGTAGAGCCCGGTCCCGCAGCCGACGAGCTGCGGGAGATGCTCGATAAAGCTATCGCGTCTAACGACGCTAGCGAGCTAATTGAGTACGCCGAGCTTAGGGACATAGTAACCGTTGACCGGATCAGGTTCGAGGATGACTCGCGCACGGTCGAGGCGTGGAGTCATCCAGCTAACGACGTCAACGTGACTCAGAAGTACGTAGTTGACTGGCCGCCGTTTAGCGATTCGTGGCCGTATGTCATCAAAAACTTTGCTGACCCGCCGACCTTTAAAAGCGGCGACAGCTTCACTTTCACTAGCGACTCCTGGCCGGTGCTTGAGTATGACAACTCAGCTACCGAGCCGAAGCTTAACAACGCAGGCGACCCGCTAGACCCGGACTGGATGGAGAAGATATGAGGTTCGCAGATCTTAAGCCGCAGATGCGGTTGCATCACGGCGCTTACTATCCTTCTGAGCCCGCGGGATGGCTGACGGTTACCAAGGTCACCGCTGACCAGTGGGAAGCGGTGTATGACCAGCCGGTTATAGGAGTCGGCTCGGTTTACACCTACCTGCCCGAGCAGGCAGAGTTCTTTAGGCCGCTGCCGCTATGACCGCTGTCTACTGGCTCGTGATCCCTGCCTACGGCATAGCCGCCCTAGCCAGCGGCGCCTGGGTGCAGCGCCGCCTCGACCGGGGGGCGTAGTCAAAATGAGTAACACATGGTTTACCTCTGACACCCATTTCGGTCACGAGATGGTAGCTAGGCTCCGTGGGTTCGAGTCGTCAGAAGAACACGATGCAGCGATCGTTGCCAACTGGAATCGAGCGGTTAAGCCAGACGATATCGTCTGGCATCTCGGGGACGTTGGCATGGGTCAGGCTTCAAAATTTTTTCCGGTCCTTGCCCTACTCAACGGCACTAAGCACCTGATCACTGGCAACCATGATGCTGTGTGGCCAGGCCACCGGGACAGTCACAAGCATCAGGCGAAGTGGCTAGCCTACTTTGATTCAGTCCAGGCGTTCGCTAAGCGCAGGGTTAACGACGAAACGGTGCTGCTGTCTCACTTTCCTTACTACGGCGACCACACCGTCGAGGCGAGGCATACGCAGTTCCGTCTTCGGGACGAAGGCGCCTGGTTGCTGCATGGGCACACGCATAGCAAAGAGAAGCTTGGCCCGTTCATGGGGCCAGTGGTGCTATTCGGCGGCGAGCCGTCGCCGCGCGGGCGCCAAGTCCATGTCGGGCTTGATGCCTGGGAGCTTATGCCGGTAAGTCTCGGCGCAATAGCCGGCTTGATCAGCTAAGCAAGTTGCGAGGCCCGGTGCCTCGCGGAGAGAGGGGAGTAATGAGCGGCAAAACCATAGTCGTTGTATCTGATATGCAGGTGCCTTACCACGACCGCCGAGCGGTCGCTAATCTAACCAGCTTCGTCCGGGACTTCGCCCCGGACGCCTTGGTTAACGTCGGCGACGACTTCGACTCACCAGAGACAGCTAGATGGAATAAGCAGTCTGCTATGGAGTACGGCCAGACGTTCGAGGGGAACGTCGAGCTGCTTAAGCAGGTTCATCAAGGGTTCCGTGATGCGCTAGGGCACAAGCCTTACCGCATCAGCCGCTCTAACCACGGCGACCGGACAGCGAAGTACATCGCTAAGTACGCGCCAGCTCTCGACGGCCTTAGCTGCCTTAGGATCGAGCAGCTTCTCGGTTACACCGACCTCGGCATCCAGTATCACTCGCAGCCTTTCGAGATTGCCCCGGACTGGGTGTGCGCCCACGGCGACGAAGGCACGCTGTCTATGATCGCAGGCCGCACCGCGGGCCTGCTAGCTGAGCGGTGGGGAGTCTCTGTCGTCTGCGGCCACAGCCACAGAGCCGGGATAGGCAACAAGTCTTATGGCTACGGGGGAGCGGTTACCAAGGTGGTTACCGGCCTCGAAGTCGGCCACCTGATGAACCTGCAAGAGGCGGACTACATGTCCGGTGGTCACGCTGACTGGCAGCAGGCTTTCGGCCTTCTGTATGTCTCTCAGGGCCGTGTGAGCCCGGTTCTGGTCCCTGTCCACAACGGCGGCAAGTTCACGGTTGAAGGGGTGTCTTACGGTGTCTGAGCTAACCCCGCTGGTTTCAGAGTTCCTTAGCGAGATGATCCCGCGCGTAGCTGCGCGGGTTCATCGGGATTACCCGCTTGTCCCAGCCGAGGATCTCGAACAAGAGATGTGGCTGTATGCGTTCCTCCACGGAGCTAAGCTCCGTGACTTGCTGGCTAACTCCCAAGAAGGAGTGATCTGGTCAGAGCTTCGCCGATCCGCTAAGCGGATCGTCAGGGAAGACCAGCGTTACCGGCGTGCGGCTAAAGCCGCGGCCGAGGGTTACTCGCCTGACGATGAGCAGTTCTACACGATCCCTGTGCTGCGTTTCCTGCTGCCTTACTACGTCGATGAAGGGGTAAGCGGCTCGCCCCCGCAGGGGCGAGATCAGAGCCGCACAGGGCATGCTGACGGCGCCGAGTCTGGCGACTGGATGGCGATGATGATCGACGTAGGCTGTGCGCTTGAGGAAATCAAGCCTAGTGAGCGCAACCTGATCAAGAAGTACTTCGGTGTCCGCCAAGACGACACCGAGGGGGGCCGGTGGGACCGCCAGGCGCTTGCTAGCTCGATGGGGATGACGCTCGAAGCGCTCGACGTCGCAGTGCACCGCGCTGTCGCGGCGTTGCGCGACCAGCTCGGCGGGGCAAACCCGTGGCCTCGGGCCAGCATGACGCTGGCTCCGGCCGCAGGCAGCGGCCGGACGGTACCAGGGTCACCCTCGGCTGCTCAGCTAACAGCCCTTAGGAAAAAGGGCTAAGCCGTTCTCAAAAAATTTTCAGATTCAAGGCTATTAGGCCCTTAGGGCAACAAAAAACCCCGGTCAGCCGTGAGGCTGCCGGGGTTCGTTGTCTCTCTCAGGCCGCTAGTCCTTGCGTCTGCTGAGCGATTGCTTCGCGCTCGTCTTCGGTATAGCCGCCCCAGATGCCGTGGCGGTGGCCTAGCTCTGCGTCCATCTTGAGCCCGTCTGCTAGGCACTGATCGCGGACGATGCATCGTCCGCAGACGTCTTTAGCTCTTGCTACCCGGAGTTTGTAAGTCGAAGACCGGGTGCTAAGGCCAGGCGGCTTGTACCAGAGATCGTCGCCGCCAGTTTCCTCGAAGTACTTAGTGCACTCAGGGCCTTGGTCGAAGTAAGACGTATCCCGCTCGGGGAGGTAGAAGTAATCGAACACCGCTACGTCTTGCATGTGAATACCTCCTAATGAATCTGGCTAGGTCTAGGCCAGGTGAACAGCAAGGCGCAGGTTCGAGACCTGCGCCAAGCTGGTTAACCGGCTACGTTGTAGCCCATCTCGATCCAGCCTGCTTCTTGCTCGACTTGCGCCGTAGCGAAGTCAACGGCTGTCTTAACCCAGCCGGGCAGCTCGCCGTAGAAGTGAGCGTCGAAGATCTGGGTGCCGGTTTCACCGGACTTAAGGACCCGGTAGCCGGAAGCCTCAGGGCTGCCGCCTATGTAAGGCTTGTCGTCACCCGGACGCTGGTAGAACGACACCGTGAGCACATTCGGGCGGATCGTGCTGGCGCCCGGCCAGTCGCCGGTCAGTGTGTCGGGCCATGTCACGCCCAAGACATCGGGCTCGACGTAGGCCGTCCAGTTCCGATGAACCCTCATCGCTTAGCCGCCAAAGCGATCACGTTGTTCATCCGGCCCCAGTTGCAGTCGTAGCCAGCGGTACCCGACCACTGCCAAGTGCGCTCGCACATCAGGGTTACGTCGTCACCCGGCTTGACCGTGGCGCAGCGTGTGTCGTTGCAGCCGTAGTCCTGGCCGTTGATCGTGACAACGAACTTCTGGGTGCTCCCGCCGTGGCCGTCTGCGAGAAGCCGCGAGCCGGTCGCCGTAACGACCCCGGTCTTAGGCACGTACCGGTGGTACTGGCCAGAGAACGGGAACGCGACGACCCCGGCAATGATCCCGGCAACCAGGATCACGAGCGCACCGCCGATCAAGCCCCCACCGGCATAGCTGTGGCCGGTAAGGACCCGGATAAGGCTTACGGTCGCGGTGATAGCCGCGATCCCGATGATGACCGCGGCGATGACCATAACGATCAGGTACGCGGGGTCCCACATAGCGTGCATGCTTACCTCTCCTTTGTTTCGTCGTTCATAGCGAGCAAGATGATTTGCTCGTCTGCTTCGTCCCAAGTGATTACTTGGTCGTAAGCGAGCTTGTAGATCCGTGTGTAGCGGGGGTCTTCCCGGTGGCTAGCGAAGATGCTGAGCGCTAGCTCAGCTATTCCGTCGCCTTCGCGCTTAGGCCGGCTGATAAGCGGCTGATAGTCGATTCCGTTGTAATCAGGTGCCCCCTTTCGGGGGAGCCTGTGACGCCCGAACCATCTCACTGTTACCTCCTGACTATTATCAGGCTTAGAAAGACTTGCGGAAGCCCCAGCCCAGGAACAGGGCACCGATGCCGCCGACGACGAAGAACGTCACGGTGCCAGCGGTTTCCCACAAGAAGCCCGCCTTAGCGATGCCCCACGCGATGTCGTGGGCGCTCACGGGGTGAGCGCTGATACCCCGGATGAACTCCATGATCCCGCCGACCAAGAACACCCAGACAGACACGTAAGCGCCTGCGACGATGCCTGCGGCGATAAGCAGGGAGCCGATAACCTTACCGATCATTTCTCTCTCCTTTGGGTTTTATTGTCAGCCGCGGCTGAGCTTGCGGGAATTCATGCTCCCCGGAACGGTGTAGCCGTAGCGGGCGAAGTCAACGCCTTTGGCAACCGGCGTAGTAGCTGCCCGCTGCTCGGCGCGCTCCCGGCGCCCGTCGAGGCTGCTGAGCCTCGGCCGCTGAGTGGTGCTGTAGCGGCCTGGTCCGTGATCGGCCATTGGGGGTTTTCCTTTCTTAAGGGCCGCTTAAGCGGCAGTGGAGCTGCGGGGAATCGAACCCCGGTGCTAACTAGGTCCGCGTGCGGTTTTACTAGCTAGTCGATACCATCCAGCCCCAGAGTCACGGCGTTACGCCGTGACCATGATAGCAGTGACAGTTAATCCGTCAAGTAGACCTCGCGGATAATCTTTGCGATCGCGGCGAAGCTCGCGCCGTCGTCGTTCAGCACTGTCCCGGTGATGAAGTCGAAGCCATCGGTGCTGGCGGAATCGGACAGCCTGAGCTGGCGATCGTTGTTGTTTCCTAGCCCGTAAAACTCCATGACCTCGGGCGGCATCAGAGCGCCTTCGCCGTGTGGCTGTGACGGGGTGTAGAACAGCAGGGTGTCGGGGTTTCCCCAGTGGCCGACGCCGGCTTTAGCCGCTAGGTCACACGCGACACCAAGGCAGCAGTTCCCGGTCTTCCCGGTCTCGCTGTGCCCCCGCAGGGCGCCTGCTGCTTGCGGGTACTCGCCAGACTCAAGGGCCTCGGCAAGAGCAAGCATGCGCTCGCGGTTGCAAGGCAGCTTGGCGTCGGGGTAGTCCTTTCCACGGAAATGCACCATCGTTCATCTCTCCTTGGTGTGGTAACTCTGAGTAGCTGTAACAAAGGCACAGTTGTTACAGTAACTCTCTGCTATCGCCGCAGGTAGCGGCGATTTGTTACAGTGATACAGCAGAAAATGGCCGGGTAACTTCATCGGTTTGTGCGATTGTGACCGCTTGAAACGAGCCCCGCTCGGGGCTATCGACTAGCCCGGCCTTTGCTAGCCGGTGCATAAGCACCCGCACTGTGTGATACGGCATCTGTGACTGAGACGAAAGCGCCTGCCCTGTCACTGGGCCGCGTGCGGCCCTCAGAAGGTTCAGGAGCAACGCTTGGCCGGTCCCCGGCCTCGGCTCCCTGCCTGGCTCTGGCGGCGCCTCTGACTCGTCGTCAGGCACGAGGTAGCGGACCTTTGTATCCGGCCGGTCCCCCTCGATCACGTAGCGAGCTGGCGCAGAGTCGCCACGAGCTAGGTTGTTCTTGTGAGTCGTAAGCTCGCGGATCTCGTCGTTATCAGTGTTGAGCCTGATGAAGTTCACGACGCGGGCAGCGTCTACCAAGCCCTTAGAGCCACCGATAGCTCCTGACTTAACGGTGTGGTGAACCAAGATAATGCAGACGCCGGTGTCGTCGGCCAAAGCTTGCAGAGGCCGCATAATCCGGTTACGGACCACTAGGTTGCTGCCGATGTTGACCGCGGACACGCCCATCAAAGGATCGAGCACCACTAGCCGGCAATCGCCGGACTTGATAATCGCCTGCCTCAGCAGGCCAAGGTCATCGGGAACCGTGAAGCTCGAATGCCCTGATCCCCGGCGCACGTCGGTAAGGTCTACGACCTTAGCCAAGTCGGCGCCTGCTGCTGTAAGCCTGTGAATCGTGGTGAACATCGCTTTGTCTTCTGGCGTGATCATCACGACGCTGCCTGGCAAGCCGGTTACGATGCCGTCAGGCATCGCTAGGCCACGGGTAACCCGTGCAACCAAGTCGGCGATGAAATAGCCTTTGCCTACTCCTGCGTCACCGATCAAGAGGTTAACGTCCCCGGCGATGAGCAAACCATCCCAGAGCCACTCTGGATCGAGCGCCTCTATCTCACTGTAGGTCTTTCCCTGCTGGGACATTGTTAACTCCTTAGCGCGGGCATCCCGCGCGGTGCCAGGCAAGGCACTCTGTAGCCGTCATCCCGCTTACACGGATGCGGGGCGCCCAGGACTCAGCCATAGCCAGGGCTTCGCCGCGACTAAGCAACAGCGGCTCCTTGAAGTTCCAGCCTGTGCTAGTAAGGCACAGCCCCCGGCCGTCGCCCATGCCACAGTAAAGAGCCCACTTACCGTGGCCGCGGTACCTAACCTGAACGCAGAAGGACGCAGCATCGCTGCTTTCGTCGCCTTCTGCCATGTCTTCGGGCCAGATCGTTACCTCGTAAGTACGAGGCTCGACCCTTACGGAATCTGCCATTGTCTTGCCTCCTGTTTGTTCTAGCGGACATAACCGAGCCCGGATAAACCAGGCCCGACTAAGAGCGCTAGCCCTGGCTGGCTGCGGCCTCCTGGGTGATGCTCTCGGCCGCCTTGATCACGTCGTCGGGGGCAGGGATGAGCCCTTCGGCCTTCATCCCCTGCATCGCCTTCGCAGAGGCCCAGAGGCCCCTGAACCCCTCGGCCAGCGCTTCCAGCTCGGCCTCATCGAACGTCAGCATGATGCGGAAGATCGTCATCTGATCCCCGTGCAGCTCGGCCTCGACCATCGCCTGACCGATCGGCACAGCCGGGACGTCGTGCTCGACGCCGCAGGACTTGTCCAAGTGCGGCATGTTGTGGCCAGCGTGGTCGTTGGTGTTGTCGTCGGACATTGTGTTAGTCCCTCTCTCTTAGGTTCTTAGCTCGCCCTAATGGGCACGACCACCCCCTGAGGGAAGAACCAGGGGATGATCGAACTCGTTAGGAGTAAGCCTGATCCCAAGCCTCGCGGCCTTGGAGGATAGGCAGCTCGGCTCCGTTGACTTCTTTAAGCTCCCAGTCGAGATCGTCGGAGTATTCGAGATCTCCGTTAACGTCTTCGACGCGGGTAATCCAGGCTTCGTGGCCAGCGTCGGAAAGCCAGTCGTTAACCGACTCTGGGTCGTTAGGGTTGTAGCCGTCAGCGCTCACTAGCTCGTCAGGGATATCGACCTCTGACTCGTAGTGGCAGACCTCGGACCACTCGATCTTTATTCTTGGCATGTCTCTCAGCTCCTATCGTCGCCTCTAGCAGGCTTGACGACGGTCACAACGTTACGCGGTGACCATCATCATACTCACTAGATGCCAGCCGTCAACCCCTGTTCTCGCTTTTCTTCCATTTCTCGACGCTCTCGTGCTTAGCAAGGAATGCAGCCGATCCGCTCGGCTCGATGCCGAGCGCTTCGTCAAGCTCGGCCCTGAGATGCAGCGCCTCATCCCACAAAGCGTCTTGCTTCGTTCTGTCGAGCCCCCAGGCGCCGACGATGCACAGTGTGTTAACCGCATCCTCTGCGATGTCTTTGACATCTCTAGCCACGCTTAGCCTCCCTCGGCCTAGTGGCCACGGCGAAGCCGATGACAACCAGCTTGCGCCGCAGGCGGATAGGTATGTCGAGAGTGTGAATCACAATGTCACCCTCGACCTTCTTTGCGTACCTAGGCTTCCTAATCCTCATGCGTCCACATCCTCGTGTAGAAGACCTGCTTGCCTAAGCAGGTCTTTCAGTTCTTCATGGGCATCTGGCTTAGTCTTGCCAGTTAGCACGCTCGGAAGGTAGATCGTGCCCTCTGGCAGATCCTCTATCGGATCTGCCGGGTAGCCGTAAATCCCCCCGATGCCCAACGCGCTGCTGAACTTCTCTGGGTAAGCGTGGGTAACAGCGAACCCAAGCGACCTAAGCGAACCAGGGTGCGCGTAAGCAAACAGAATGCGCGCTGGGTCGATGGTGTCGTTAGTCCCCTTGACCAAGACGCGGGTCACCCCGCGTGTGGCCCCGGCAGCTCTATTCCAGTCGGCCGATATCGTGCAGTCGATCCACAGCTCACAAGCGTGCCCTAGGCGCGTAAGCGCCATAGCGAATGCTGTTATCACCTGCCCGCGGCGAATCAGGTCTTCGGGGTCCATCGCACCGCTAGCCGCGATCGATCCGCACAGCGTGATTACGCGGCCGAGCTTAGACGTCGCTTGCAGCGGATAGTCGATCATGTTCTCGGGAACGCCGGTAAGGTACCTAGCGACATCGACCTCGCAGCCTGCGTAGTCGTAAGTCGAGACAAACGAGTCGATCTCGTGTTCTCTTACCGTGTAATCCAAAGCCGACTCTGCGATATCTAGCGCAGTTTGCAGCTTGTCTTCCCAGCCGAAACGAGCCAGTTTAAGAGCATCGTTGAACGTGCCACCGCGCCAGTCGGTGTCGCCGTCCAGCCGCTTCCGCCATCCAAGCTCACCCTGAGTCGAGCGCCGCTCTGCGGCTTCGGCGTATTCGTCTAGCGACCAGTAGGTGCAGCGGACTTCTTTGCCGTCTCCGCTGACTACGTTCTCATGCTCAGTCATCTCTTAACTCCCTTCTTAGCGTCCTAATGGACATAGCCAGCCCCGGCGGAGCCGGGAGTGACTAAGAGCGTTAGGCGGTAAGCGAAACCTCCGAAATTTCCCGGTCGGTGACGGCTGCAAAGTCGTCTGCGGTGCTGCACTGCTCGAACCACTCGGATTCGGCGCGGCTCTCTAGAAACGCCTGGATGTCCCGCGGCTCAGCCGGGTTATGCCCAGCCTTTCGCATAGCCGCCTCGTCAACCTCGATCGTGGACTCATAGTCCACGCTTTCGTTCCACCGAATAATGACCTGCATCTCTGTTCTCCCTTTAGTTGGTGTTGACGGCATAGCATCGCGCCCTAGCCCCTGTCTTAGGGCGCGATGCAACACTGTCAACCCTCCCTCCTAGCCCTCCAGGCCCGGCACAACCGGGTGAACGCGATCAGGGCTAGCTCGTCCTGCGGACCTGGTATCGCTAGGCACACAGTGACCAGCAGCAGCTTGACCGGCCACGGGCCGGGCATGTCATCCCACATCTGGCGCAAGTAGTACCTAGCCAAGAACACCGGCCAGGAATGCCAGACCGTAAGCACTTAACCTCCCTTTAATCCTCGAACAACGGCTGGACGTCTCCGGCGCACCAGCCGAGAGCCTCTGACTCAGCGGTGTGCTCCCAGATGATTTCCTCGATAATCTGGATAGCCTTCTGTTGCGTCGGCAGTTCTGCCGGGATGTTTTCGGCCAGCGGGTATGAGTTCGGGTCCTTAACCTCGATCTCGATTGTGACTGTGATAACCATTGTGTCCGGCATCGCTTAACCTCCTTAGGCGATGTACTTTCGGATGTCTTTCGGCAGCTTGAATCCGAGCGCTTCGAGCGCTCGGACCAGCTTGGTCCGCTCTAGGTCACAGCAGCCTTTGCAGACCTTGGTAAACCCAGGCGCCCGGATGATGTCCCATGCGTCGCCGACCCGGATAACGTCGGTCACCAGCCGCTTAGCGGCGGCCCAGTAAAGGCCATTGCCGCTAGCGCTCTTAAACGTGCGGAAGCACATTTCGCAGCGGTCAGCAGGACGCCAGATAGCGAGTTCCTTAAGCATCGGTAATCCCTCTCTCTTGTGTCCCTAACGGACAACACCTAGCCCGGTTAGCTCGGGCTAGATATAGAGCGTTAGGAGGGTGACCAGCCGAAGAAAACATGCCGGTCGTGTCCAGGTCGATGGCCAGCCTGCACTCTCTCTCTCGTGTGCTTAAGCACACTTAGCAGCGCACGGACTAGCCGTGCGCTGCTAGCAGCGCTTAATCCTCCTTAAGCAGGCCGACTTCCCTTAGCATCTCTGCGAGCTGGGTGTGGGCATCGGGAACGTCATAGCCAGAGCACAACTCCGGCAAGTAGATCGTCCCTTCCGGCAGGTCTTCTACCGGGGGGCATGGCCGACCGTAGCCGCCATTGGCAGATATACCGATTGCTTCCCGGAATTCAGCGGGCAGCCCGTTCATTACCGAGAAACACAGTGCCCGGCACATCAGCGGGCTAGCGTAGGCAAACAAGATCCGGGACGGATCGAGTGTGTCGTTTGTGCCTTTCACTAGCACTCGGATGGTTTCGCTTTTGCCATTCCTGCTAGCGGTGTGGTCTGCCCACATCTCGACAGAATGCCCTAGGCGCGTAAGCGCCATAGCGAATGCGGCGATAACCTGGCCTCTGCGAATCGCGGTCGCAGGCTTGATGCTTGACGACATAGACACGCCAGCGCACAACGTGATTACCCGTCCTACCTTAGAGGTAGCTTGCAACGGGTAATCAATCATGTTTTCCGGCGTGCCAGCGAGATACCTAGCAACGTCAACTTCGCAGCCCGAGACGTCGTATACAGGCACAAACGCCTCTATCTCGTGCTCGCGGACGGCCATTTCGACGGCAGACTCAACGATCTCTAGAGTCTCGGTTAGGTCATCTTCCCAGCCGGTACGCGCCATGCGGTAGCCATCTTCCATGCTGCCACCGCGCCAGGCGTCAACGTTAGGACCTATTTCCCTGTGAATCCCCGGTCCCATCTTGACGCGCCGCTCCGCTGCATCTGCAAACTCATCGAGTGAGTAATAGGTGCAGCGGACGCTATTCTTAGTCACTACATCCTCTGTAGCCATTATCTCTCCCTCTCTAGTGTTCCTACTTAGGCACACTTGACAACGGTCACGACGTTAAGCCGTGACCATTATCAGCAGTGTCTAAATAGTCGGCAGCGGTACCCCGCTGTTGACCTTTGACCAGTCTGCGTCCGAGATTCCCTTGCGCACGCGGTACGCGATGGCGTCGTCTCGGTTAATGCCCGCTGTCATAAGCGCGCACATTCCCTCGCTAGCCCTAGGGCTGAACATAAGCGCCATCTTGTGCCGTTCGGCATTCTTGCGAAGCGCACGGACATACGCGAGAACCTGAGTAACGATCCTCGTTTCTGCCCCCGTGGACTCGCAGATTTGCTGCTCAAGCGCCTCATCGACCCCTACGGGAACGACAGCGAACCTGTCAAGGGTCGCAGCGTCTAGGGCCTGGCGGCCGACGTACTGCCTGTCGGGTCCCGTGCCGTAGGTATTGGCCGAAGCGCAGCACCTAAAATCTGGGTGACGCTTGACCATTTGGTCTGGGAACGCCATGTGACCGTTAGCCAAGCTGGCATTGATCACGGCGAGCACACTTGGGTGAGCGTTGTCGAACTCATCGAAGTGAAACACGCCGCCATGCTCGTAAGCCTCTCGGTAGAGAGACCTCACATACTCACCAGCGGCTTGCATGTAACCGAGCAAAGCCGAGCTAGGCGTTTGCGGGCTAAGCGATACCGAGTAATACGGCACGCCAAGCGCCTCGGCGCACTGCTCTGCGATCGTTGACTTACCGGTCCCAGCGGGACCGACCATTAGAACGTGCTTACGCGCATTCCCGAGGATTGTAAGAATCGTCGGGACGATCTTGTGCGTAGCGCCTTCAATCTTCCGCAGGTCACCGTTAGGTGCCTTGATCTCGACCCGAGTAGGGAAGTTGATCTTAGCAACTTCCGTTGCCACGATCTTCCGAACCTCATCAGCGTCGATGCTCGCAGGCTGTAGGACGTCAATCAATTCCGACAGCACCTTGAGCCGATCAGTCTGGCCACCGTTGCCGTTAGCCTCTGCCTGCGGCCTAGGGGTCGCTGGCGGGGGCACTGGCGCCGGGATTGGCTTAAACGCCTCTGGCGCCGCAGGCTTGCCCTGGCAGTTATGCAACGTGCCATCGCGGTCGATAACCACGATGCGGCCTGTTACGTGGCATTCGTCGCAGGTCTTTCCGGGCTGGTCTGTGTCATGCGCCAAGTACCGATCGGTCGAGCCGCAGAACTCACACGCACGCCGGAGAGTCCGTTGTGAATGCTTTACGTAGTTAGCCATAGCTATCTCCTTATCTCTCTCTCGGTAGTGCAGTGTGCGTAGTGCTAGGCACACTCAAACGTTACCGGATGACTAAAATACAGCCGGTAACGATTGGCAGTGTCTAGATCGTTGCGTTAAGCCAGCTAATCAACGGCTGGATAAACCATCCGACGATAGAGCTAGCGACCTGGCAGGACTGGTGAATGCATGAGACGTGAAGCATTGCCCAAAGCGTCATGACCTGACCTCGTGATCATCTAGTGCGTTTGTCATGCCGTTAGCGCCAAGCGCGAGCTTGGCGATCAGGGCCGATGCGATAGCGAGTATCCGCATCATCGCGTTTGGCTTGTGATGCTTGCCGCTGATCTTTGCCATGTTCCCTACCCTCTGCCCTGGCCAGCGGCTTAGCTGGCCAGCCATGGCGCAGGCAGGATCTAGCGAGTCGCATTGATCCTGCCCCACCATGAATCGAGAGAGTGAGAGAGATTCCACTATTGAGTTATTGCCACCCGACCCATGCTCGTCTCTGTCTCGTGCGCCCAAGCCTGGCGCTACCCCTAAGCCCTATGCCCGTAGACATAGCGGGTAGCTAGTAACCAAGCCGTACCTAGGAACATGCCAGCTTGCCGCATGCTTATCTGTTCTCACCTAGGTTGACTAGATCAGGAGCTAGTTAGCCATTTAAAAGGTGGCTGGCGGTCACGGGACCGTCCCGCGCATAGCCCGCCGATTTAGTTATCTGCCCCCCGATTCGGGGGGTCCGTGCCGTTCGCTTGCAAGGGCAACGTTACGGGATGACTATCAACGATGTCTAGCCCTTCGGCCTAAGTTTCTTAAAGAATCTTGTTAGCCCAGGTCAGGGCTAACCTAGTATTCCGGTAGGTTTGCGGCTGAGCTGTCTGTTGATCATGGTTTTAGCTGCTCTGGCAGCGATCTTGAGAACGGGTGTTTCAGCAGGTCAGACACCATAATGATCTTGCTGAAACCGGGGGTCTCAGCGCTAAGCGCTGTAGTGAGCTGGTAACCGACCGTATTCGTAAGCTTGTGACCTGCGGCTTTACCAAAGCATGGTGCTACCTGGTCGCAAGGGCTTGTGCCTGGCTAGGCGCGACCCAGGGGAGTGCCTAGGGCTACGTGCCAGGCCGATGCCTGGCAATAGCGCAGCGGTCCCTACGGGACCGTGCACGGGGCACTAGGGAGTCCGGCCGGAGTGTGCCCGCACGGCTCTGTAGAGCCGTCTAAGGGCTTGGCTAGTAGTCGGGCTAGCTAGGCAGGGCTAGGGGCACACAGAGGGGCACACAGAGCCGTGTGTGGGGTGCTGCGCACGAGCGGAGGCCAGCCGGCTAAGCCATCCCTAAGGGCTTAGCTCTTGGACTGCTTAGGTAACCCTAACTAAGCCTCTTAGCAGGCCAGACCATCCGGAGAGTCTTCTTGGAAGATCGAGCATGGCTAGATAGCTACTATCCCTAGCAGTTGTCTAGGTTTCCCTGACCAGCGCTCTTAGGTCAAAGAGCGCTCTCCCGCAAAATTTTTGCAGCCCTTAACACGACCGGATGCGGCAGTCAAATCAGCCAGCTACTATGACGATCGACCCTTAAGGAGGGGGATGACTATGGACTACGACAGCTACGACCCGCGGTACGGCCTCCAGGCCGAGCGGCCGACCAAAGACGAGCTGCTAGGCACCGCTGGTAAGTGGGCGCCGACTAGGCCGCCTGGGACAGGTGGCTTCGGCGGCTACCGGAGCTTCAGCAGATGGGTAGTTATGCCTTGGGTAGTTGCTTTCTGGTTTGTCGTAGGAGTCGTGTTCCTCGGCTGGCCGTGGCTTATGCTCCACGGCTCAGCCAAGATAGCTGTAGGCGCCATCTGGGACGGCCCTTTGGCCGTCTTCGTCGGCTGGGTTACTTACGAAGTCATCAAAGCCGCACCAGTCAGAGCAGCTCGCAGAGCTGCTCAGCAGCCTCACCCGTAAACTTTTTTTCAGACTTACCTACGCCCTGACCAGGGCGTCTTTCTGTGTTACCAAATCGTTAGCAAAAAGTGTGTAAGTTTTTGAGAACTTACACACTTCCTATAAGTAGAGGGAGGGAGTAAGGCCCCCTAAGGGGGCCGCAACGACCGACCGAACTAGGCGGCCTGCGGGCCGCCTGATCAGTATCTAGACGGGACCCATAGGTCCCGTCTTCTTTGATCTTCCCTCTTGGGATCACTCTGTCCTCGCCCAAGGCTGCCCAGCAGCTTGGTCTCGGGGAATCTCAGGGGGGATTTCAGCCCGTGGCTAGTCACGCTATGCGTGACGGGATTCCTCCCCCTCCTTACCCGTTGACGGCCCCTTGCAGGGCCTCCTAGCCACGTTCACATCTCATAGCGGGATAGAGAAGTTTGGCATCTCGACGGGCTCATAACCCGTAGATCGCCGGTTCAAATCCGGCTCCCGCCACAAAGTCGCGGTGGACTAAGCAGGTAAGCCGCGGGGGCATTTGAACCCCCGAGATCTAGGTTCGAGTCCTAGCTGCGACCCATTCTTTCCTCTATAGCTCAACTGGCAGAGCACCCGCCTGTTAAGCGGGCGGTTGCTGGTTCAAATCCAGCTAGGGGAGCCAACTAACGCGAGGGATCGCTTTTGCCTGCACTTCCGCCCGATGAGCATCGCTGCACAGCTAAAAGCAAGCAAAGCCAGCAGCGTTGCAAAAAGTGGCGCCAAGACGAGCACGAGCTAACTGGCATCACCGTCTGCGAGATGCACGGCGGCAAGTCGCCGCAAGTCCGCAACGCAGGCAATATCCGCAGAGAAGAAGCCAGGGCCCAGAAGATTCTGGATAAACGTGGTTACAGTCGCGTCGAGGACCCAGTGGAAGCTCTTGCTGACCTCGCAGGCGAAGTCGTCGCGGCGAAGGATTTCTTCCGAGAGAGAATCGAAACCCTTCGTTACGAGCACCGTGCTGGCGAACAGCTCCGTGCCGAAGTCGCGCTATACGAAAGAGCGCTCGACCGGTGCCTAAAGGTTCTCTCTGAGATCACGCGCCTCGGCATAGCCGAGCGCCGCCAGAGGATCAACGAAGCTCAGGCCCTAATGATCCTCACGATTCTCCAGAACACGCTTAACAGCCCGGATCTCGGGCTAACAGCTAAGCAGAAGGCGATAGCCGGCACCGTGCTCCAAGCCGAGCTAGTCGCAGCAGGAGAGATCGAGTGAGGCTGCGCCTCCGGCGCAAGCCGAAGCTGCCGAAGGCCCCGGACTCTCCGGGCCTGACAGACAGAGACCTCTGTCTGCGCTGCGCAGCGTTCGGCGCCGAGCTGCACCGCCCTTGCTTCCGCGTCGGCTGCTTCTGCTCGTGCTCAAGGGTCCCTGGCTACTGTGCCTAACCCGTTCGCCACAGCCGCGGGCATCCTCGCCCAGCGGCGCCTGACTGACGATCCCGTGGCATGGGCGCGGGAGCGCGCAGGAGTCCATCTCTGGTCGATCCAGGCCGAGATAGCCCAATCGCTCGTAGAGAACCGCAGGACAGCCGTACAGAGCGCTCACGGCCTCGGCAAGAGCTTCTTGGCAGCCACCCTCGCCGCCTGGTGGGTAGACACCCACCCAGCCGACGAAACGATGGTGGTAACCACAGCCCCCAGCCTCGACCAGGTACACGCGATCCTCTGGGAGGAAATCCGTGGACTCCACGACCACGCTGATCTTCCAGGCGTCGTCCAGCGCACCGATAGGTGGCTTGTGGGTGGCCGACTGGTCGGCATGGGGCGTAAGCCACCGGATTATTCCGAATCCGCGTTCCAGGGAATCCACAGGCGCTTTGTGCTCGTCATCCTTGATGAGGCTTGCGGAATCCCGGCTTGGCTCTGGACCGCTGTAGAAACGATTACCACTGGTGATCAGTGCAGGATCTTGGCTATCGGCAACCCCGATGACCCGCAGAGTCACTTTAGGCGCCTCTGCCAAGGGACAGCCCCCGGCTGGAACTCGTTTAAGATCTCGGCTTTCGACAGCCCTAACTTCACTGGCGAAAAAGTCCCCGAGAAGCTTAAAGAGCTTCTCACCGGCCAGCGGTGGGTTGATGACCGCAAAGCTGAGTGGGGCGAGGAAAACCCGCTTTACGTAGCTAAGGTGCTTGGCGAGTTCCCGACTGACAACCCGTGGTCGGTGCTCCGTATGAGTGATATCTACGCTTGCCGGCTAGAAGGAACTCCGCGGGCTAAGCACGAGCTAGTCCCGGTCGAGCTTGGAATCGACGTAGGCGGCGGCGGTGACGAAACCGTTATCCGCGAGCGCCGTGGCATGAAAGCCGGCCGCGAGTGGCGTGAGTTCTCTGACAAGCCCGAGAGCATCGCCAAGCTAGCACTTCACGCTATCCGCGAGTCTGGCGCCACCTCGGTGAAAATCGACTCGATCGGCATAGGTGCCGGTCTCGTCGGTGAGCTAAGGAACCTTAAGGAGATGGGCGCTCATAGCGCCCGCATTTTCGGGGTCAACGTCGCCCAGAAAGCGGCTGACCCAGATAAGTACTTCAACCTCCGGTCACAGCTCTGGTGGGAATGCGGCCGGCTGGCCGCGGAAGACCGCTTGTTCGACCTGTCGGCGATGGAGAACGCCGACAACACATGTGCGCAGCTCCTAGAGGCGCACTACCAACACGATCTTAAGGGCAGGATTAAAGTCGAACCGAAAGATGACATCCGTTCCCGGCTTGGCCGCAGCCCAGACAACGCTGATGCGTTGCTGCTTGCGTTCTACACGCCGCGGAACGATGCGACCGACTGGTTCGAGACGATCCTAGGCCGCAGGTAATGGCCCTCCGCGACGTCTTTAAGCGTGGCCCTAAGCCTGGCGCCGCTGGTGTCACCGACGTCTCGCCGCTGGTGCAGGCCCTCGTCGCCGCCCAGGCGCAGATGCGCGACGGCGGCTCCCCGCTGTACCGGCCCGAGGAATGGGTAACCGCTGAGTTCGGCCCTGGCTGGCCGATCGCGGTTGAACCGCTCGACCAGCTCCGCACAGACACCGGCCTGCCAGAGCCCCGGATCTGGCAGTACCCGGTCCAGTGGAACGTTCCCGGCGTCCAAGGACGCCACATCGTGCCTTGGGAGACGCTTAAGAAAGCGGCTGAGGCGCCGCTGTTCCGAACTTGCATCGAGATCCGCAAGAACGAGATCTCGTCTCTCGACTGGTCTATCGACATCTCTAAGCGCGCTGTAGCGCAGCGGGCTAAGAACGAGTCCAGGGCAGAGCACGACGTCGAGAACGAACTTCGCCAGCAGTACAAGAGCGAGATCGACCGCGCTACCGACTTCTGGTCAACGCCCGACCGCCGTAACGGTATGGACTTCTCGTCCTGGGTTGCGTTGCTCCTAGAGGAATATCTGGTCTGGGACGCGATGGCTATCTACCCGCGGAAGACTTACGGCGGGGACCTGCTCGACTTCATGATTATCGACGGCTCGACTATTAAGCCGTTGCTAGATGAGCAAGGCGGGCGGCCAGAGCCACCTTCGGCGGCTTACCAGCAGGTGCTCTACGGCTTCCCCCGCGGCGAGTTCACCGCGGACACCGCGGCCCAAAACGGCTTGGAAGTTGTACCTAACGGCCTTAGCGCTACTCAGCTTATCTACGAGCGGCGAGTTAAGCGCACTTGGACCCCGTTTGGTTTCAGCCCGACAGAGCAAGCGCTGCTCGACGGGATGCTCTGGAACAAGCGGTTCCAGTGGATGATGGCTGAGTACACCGAAGGTGCACAAGCTGTTCAGTGGCTTGTCAACAAAGGCACATCCGACTGGACACCGCGGCAGGTTCTTGAGTACGAGAAAGCTCTTAACGACCGGCTAGCTGGCCAGACTGAGGCTAGGTACCGTAACCCGCTTCTGCCCCCTGGTATCGAGCCGATTACGTCGCCGACGTCCCCGGAACGGTACAAGCCTGATTACGACTTGTTCTGTATCAAGCTCGTTGCCTCGCACTACGACGTAACGATCGCGGAGCTTGGCTTTACCGAGCCTGGCGGGCTCGGTTCGTCTGGCTACCACGAAGGCCAGGCCGACGTGCAGTGGCGCAAGGCCACGCTGCCAACTACCCGCTGGGTTAGCGCGATGCTTACCCGGATCATGGCGCAGCACCTAGGGACACCTAGCGAGCTTGAATTTAACTTCCTCGGCCTCGAAGACGAAGACGAGGCCGCGGCTGACGCCGTGGCAGATGCCCGTATCCGCCGCGGGGTTATGACGCTCAACGAAGACCGCGCTCGGTGCGGGCTGCCGCCGTACGCCTTCGCAGAGGCTAACAAGCCAATGGAGATGACGCAGCGCGGCGTTGTGTTCCTAGAAGGCGCCAGCGAGCAAGCAGCGCCAGGCGTCATCGTAGAGCCGCAGAGCGAGCAGCTCCCCGGCTCCGGGGAGATGGCCCCAGCTCCGGTGAAGCAAGGCCCGGCAGCAGTCAAGCCGCCACCTGCCAGCTCGGCCGCTGCCCGCAAAGCAGCGGTAGCCGAGCTAGTTACCTACGAGCGATGGGTTACTAAGCACTCGGCGCCGAAGCGCCCGTTTGAGTTCGAGCACATGACAGAGGAACTCGCGCTCGAACTTAACCCCGACTTGCTGACTGATGAAAGAGCGGTCGTCAAGGCCAGTGGTTCGGCCCCAAAAGCCAGCAGTGGACCGTTTGGCAGCGGGACGCGGCCTTGGTCTCCGTACTCGGAGCAACCCTCGCCGCAGCAGTAGCAGGGGCATTCTCGGCTACCGCTATGGCGGCGGCCTGGATCTTGGCCCGGCCTAACGGCTCGACCAAGGAAGACGCCCTTGAGTGGCTAAGGCACCAGAACGTAAGCCAGGCCCTTAGCCGGAAACTCTGGCCGGTCCTCGAATCACTCTGGGCTCAGGGCTACGCCCTCGGCCTAGAAGCCGCTATCAAGGCTTCTGGGTTTAGCGGCGAGATCGACGGCCAGACGTTGCTCGACCTAATCAACAACTACGGGCCTCGCTGGCTACAGCAGATTGTCTCGACCCTGCTTAAGCGAATAGCCGGAGTCCTAGCGGACTCGGCTGGGCTTACCGCTGACGTCTTGGCCGCGGGGATAACCGCGGTCCTTGCCGATGACGCCCACGCTAAGCGGATAGCGCAAACCGAGATAACCCGCGCTGTCGGCGAAGCGACCGTGAAGATTTACCGGGCCGCTGGCGTCCCAGAAGTCATCTGGGTTACCGACCCTGCGTCGGATGTCTGTGCCCAATGTGATGCCAACGAAGCCGCTGGGCCTCGTTTTCTTGGCACGCCGTTCCCGTCTGGGGCGATTGCGCCCCCGCAGCATGTCCGCTGCCGGTGCGCCCTAATGCCTTACAGGAGAAGTTAATTGCCCGAAGCAGTATTCAAGCTGCGCGTGAGCGTTGAGCCTGACGCCGAGCCCGAGCCGTGGAACGGCTCTGGTATCGCCGGAAAGGTCATCAAGTCTGACGATGAGCGGCGATTCACGCTGACAGTCGCTTACCCAGCTAACAAACCCGACGTCGGCAAAGCCGCCGATGGATTCCGCGACTTCGCGGGGTTTGCGGCTATCGAAGATGCCGCGTGGAACTACCTAACTAAGTCGCAGCAGGTCGGCTTGTGGCACGAGAACGGCACCGAAGGCGCCGGCCGTGTTGTCGAGTCCTACATCTACCGCGGGCCTGACTGGACCGTAGCTGCCGCCGATGGCTCGGAGCAGTTGGTTAAGTCTGGTGACTGGCTCGTCGGAATCCGCTGGACCGAAGACACCTGGCGGCTAATCAAAGAAGGCCGCATAGGCGGCGTGTCAATGCAGGGCAAGGCAGTCCGCAGGACTCCCGATCCCGCCACTGTAGCGGATCTAAGGAGTTAAGGATGCCCGCTGCTTTTCCCGAAGTCGAGATTACCGAGATCGAGAAGCTTGACGCTGACCGGATCGACGGGGTTGAGAACCCCGCTAACGGTATCCCGATCCTCCTTATGAAGGCGATTGAGCCGACAGAGGATGCACCTTCCGAACCCGAAGCCACGCCTGGCGCAGAGGTTCCTGGGCTTACGCCCGAGGAACGCGCCGAGGTTATCGAAGTGGTTAAGGCGGTTACCGCATCAGGCGCGATCAACGAGAAGCCAGACATCGCTGACGCCGAGCGCATTCTAGTGCTCTTGGCCAAGCTGATTCAGTCGGAAGCGGCTGAGATGGCCGCAGGCGAGTTTGGCGAGACGTGCGACATCGGGCTTCTGCTCGAAGCATCGCACTGCATGAAGCTGTTCCGCGATGGCGAGCAAGCCAGCGCCGACGCAGCTAAGTCCGTGGAAACGGACTCCCCAGAAACTTCTGCGGCCGATGAGCCGCAGGAAGGCAAGCTTTCTGAGCTTGTTGCATCAGCCGTCACTAAGGCAATGGAAGTCCACGAGGCAGCTAATCAAGAGCTGCGGACAGAACTTGCGGCTTTGAAGGCTACTGCTATTCCCACTGCGGTCGCTATTACAGCGCCCGCTTCTGTGCGCAATCAGCGCCTCCGCGACGAAAACCTCGCTAAGGCGAAGTACTACCGCGGCCTCGCAGCGAACGTGCAGGAACGGGAACTCGCTAGCTACTACAAAACGCAAGCTGCGGCAGCCGAGCAGGCCGCCGGGGTTTCTGCATAACTCGAAAGGACTAACATGCCTGTTTCTACGGCAGACATGTTCTCTGACGCTCGGGACGTTTCCGAGCGCGGGGAACGGCTTGAGGCCCTTAAGAAGGCTCTGGATGAGTCGCTTAAGCGCCATGACAGCGGCGCAGACGGATTCGAGCGCAAGCACGGCCTGATGAAGGGCCTCGGCTCTGGCAACGGCTCAACTCAGCGCAACATCGAACGCCTGGCCGAGCGGGTCGCCGACCTGACTAAGGGCCTGTCCGCAGATGAGCAGGCGGCGGTTAACGCCGACCTCGACTCGCTGCGCGGAATGCTGGACGTTAACAAGGACATCACTGTTGCGTCCCCTGGCAACCTGCACCCTTACGACCTCGAAGCCCCTGCTAGGCAGCTTGTGCCGCGGTTTACCCCGCTGCGCAACGAGCTGCCGCGGCAGAAGGGCATGGGTACGGCCCGCGAGTACAGGCGGATTCTCGGTTACACCAACTCCGGTATGGGCGGGGTTGCTGACGTGAGCCCGTTCTTCAACTCTGAGTCGGACTCTGGTACCCCGACCTTCGGCTCGCTGTCTCTGCGGCGAGGCCAGAAGATCAGTTACGCGATGGACGTCAAGACCGCGAACTACATGGAAATGTCGCTGTCTGACATGGTGACGCACAAGGCGTACTTCACCGACCTTGGTTTCCAAGACGTCCGTGCGCTTTCCCAGATGGCGTTGCTCTGGGCTCACCTGCTGGGTGAGGAAAAGGCGATGCTGTACGCGCGTGGCGCGTCTGGCCAGGGCTACGAGGGTGCGGTTTCGGCGCCTTCTGGCGTGACCGCTGTCGGCGCTAGCACTGGCGGCTCAATCACGGCCGGTACCTACTACGTCAAGGTGACCGCACGAGCGGGCTACGGCGAGTCGGTGGTTTCTAACGAGCCGAACTCCGGGGCACTGTCTGGTAGCACTAACCAGATCACGGTGACAGTCGGCACCGAGCCGACTGGCGCTCTGGGCTACAACCTGTACGTCGGGACCTCTAGCGGAACCGAGACGTTCCAGACGTCGTTCGTCGGGAACTCTTACGTTCTGACGAGCTACGCCACTGGCGGGGCCGCGATGCCAGGTTCGGACTCGACTGTCAACGCCAACGGCTACGACGGCTTCCTGAGCGTCTTGGCCGACCCGGCGCAGGCTGGTTACGTCAAGCGCGTCAACGCTCCGCTGTACGTTCTCGGCGGTGGCTCGAACATCGGTGACAAGCCTTTTCAGGATGCGTTCGCTTCGCTGTATTCCAGCGTCTATGCGGACCCAGAGGAACTCTGGGTGAGCGCGCCGATTAGGCGTGAGATCACTGACTGGATTCGTGCGGACAACACGACCGCAGCGGCCTACCGGATCACCCTGGATAACGACCAGTTCACAGGTGGCGTGAACGTCGGCGGGATGGTTACCGGGATCGTCAACGAGTCGAGCCCGACTAGCCGGATCGTGGATATCCGGGTTCACCCGTACATGCCGTCTGGCGCTTCGTTCATCCGTACTCGGGTGCTGCCGGTGCCGGATTCGGGTATCGGTGACACAACCACGATGACCATGGTTCAGGACTACATGTCGGTTGACTGGCCTCAGATCCAGTTCACCTACGACGCCTCGACCTACACCTACGGCACGATGATTCACTACGCGCCGAAGTGGTCCGCCTGCCTCCTGGGCATCCAGTAACAACTAAGACCGGGAGCCCCTGCCTTACTAGGCAGGGGCTCCCAGCCATACCCCAAAGGATAAGCATGGCAGCTAACAAAGACGTCCCGGTGCTCGGCTCACAGTCGGCCGCCGCGGCAATCTTCCTGGCAGAGGCCCGTGACGCCGCGAACCGCGGGCAGCATGCGCTTAGCCAGTACTGGCTTGCGCTTACGGTGCCAGCTCAGCAGTCCGGTCAGCACATCTACCCGAACGCTTAAGGGTTTTCCGTTGGATCGCGGTGCCTGGAACTGGTGGTCTGTCTACTGGCTTATCTGGCTCGGGGTCTTCTTCATGGTCCCCGAGATGTGGGCGCTGTTCACTAACCCAGCTAACACGCTTTCAGATCAGGTGTGGCGGCTGACGGGACAAGGCGTCAGCAGCCAGTGGAGCTTTGCTCACTTCGTTGTTCTCGCGTTCTGCGTGTGGCTTCTCGGCCACATGGCATTCGGCTGGTGGCGTTGAGCGCCGACGCAGTGCTCGAACGCATTTTGCGGCGGGCTCACCTAGCTGAGGCTAAGCAAGCCCAAGAGGAAGCCGCAGATCATCAGAGAGAAGTCGAGCGCGCTAAGCAGGCTCGGGTCAGAGCGCAAAGGGAGAGGGAAGCGAATGAAGGTAGCTAGTCCTGACAAGCGGTGCCTTGAGATCGACGCCCCGTCAGGGCGTCGTGTCAACTTCCGCACAGGTATTGCTGATGTCTCCCCTTCGGACGCTAAAGCCATCGTCAAGAACGGCGGCTTCTTCCCGTCGCTCAGCGGGACCACTAACAGCGGCATCGGGTTCCGGTGCTCTACCTGTGGTTTCGGTTCATTCTTCAAGACTTGCTCGCGGTGCGGTGGCACCGCGGTACCGGAGGGATCTAAGTAATGCCAGCTCAAACGGGCCGGGCACGTAAGCCTGTGGCTAAGCCACAGGCTAAGCCAACTGTATCTAATAATAATACAGTTGCAGCTAAGCCCGACGCTAAGCCAGCTAAGGAAGACGGCGAGATCTGCCGCATCTGCTGGCCCGCGGGATGGCCCGCGTCCGATTCTTACGCCGCAGGCTGCGAGCACGGGACTTATGCCCGATAACGAAGTGCCGGAGCCCGAAGACTGGGACTGGTTCGGTGCCGCTGTCATCGGCATGTTCGCCTTGATTCTCGGGCCGCCTTACTTCGCTGTCCGCTGGGTCATCAGGAAGCTACGGCGTAAGTAATGACTGTTCCCGCTGTCGAAGACCTGCTGACTGTTCCTTACGTCACTGTCGCCGAGTTCCGCTCGGCGCCTACTTGGCTTGACACCGATGACCTAGTGCTCGATGGCGACCAAGCGCACCAGGACGCCGAGCTTACAAACGTCCTGCTGCGGGCGTCCGCTTGGGCGGACTCTTACTGTTCCCAGCGGCTTAGTGCTCACACGGTTCACGAGCAGACGCGGGCGAACATCGACCGCTACGGCCGGGTGTTCCTGCATCCGTCGAACGTCCCTGTGCGTCAGGTGACCGGCGTTGCTTACGGAACCGACTTCCAGAACCTAACGCAGCTAACCGACTTGACGCAGACCTGGGTAGAGGATGCCCGCGGCATCGTGATCTCCGCTATCCCTCTTAGGGGCTCTTGGTCGGGGACTCTTGAGTTCGGTTCTATGCCGCCTCCTGGCGGTGAGCTGTACGTCGAGTACACCTATGTCGCCGGGTATTGCGCTACAACGCTGAGCGCGTCTGTAAACGAAGGTGACAGCTCGATCGAGCTAGTAGACGGAACAGGGCTGCAAGCGCCTTCTACAGGGCTTCTAGGAACGCTCAGGGGTTCTACCGCGAGGATATGGGACCCCGCGCTTGAGGAAGCTGTGTCAGTCGGCTCTGGGTACACCACCGGAAGCTCTACGGTCCCGCTGGCCGCGCCGTTGGCTAACGCCCACGCCGCAGGCGTAGGTGTCTCTGAGCTGCCAGCAGAAGTCCACCAAGCAGTTATCGCTATGACTGTCGCGCTCTTGATGCGCGAGAACGTCACAGACGATGAGCCGTTCCCTGGCACACCTTACGGGCCGACTACCCGCAAAGCCGCTAGCGGCGGCGTAGCAGGCGGCTTGATGAACACCGCTTACGAGCTGCTCGATCCTTACCGGCGAGTTAGGTGACAACTACTAGCCGGGCAGTAGTCAGGACAGGGATAGCCGAGTATTTCGGCGGCTCTACCTACGACGCCGAGACCAGGGCCTACCGAGGCTCCGGGCCGCTGGTCGGCAGCGGCCTCTCGACCGTCAGGGCCTACCAGCCCAAGCGGGCCTCTGACACCGACTACGTGTGGAACCAAGCCGCCGGCCGCGGCATGGGCGCCTCGATGGTGGTCGAGCTAGGCGACGACACCGAGATCCGCAGAGCGGGTAACGCAGGCGGGGGAGTGTCGTTCCCCGCTGGCGGCCGGAAGCGGATCACTTACACCCCGACGCTTCACATCTTCCATCTCGCTTACGCCGAGCACGCAGAAGACGCAGAAGCAGATGTAGACGCCTTGATCGAAGCGATTAAGGGCTTGTTCCACGCCGACGTAACCCTCGGCAGGATTCCCGGCCTCTACCAGGCCGGTGAGAGTCCTTACGGAATCCGCACCCGGATATACCCATCAGTCGATGTCAAAGAGAAGACAACGACTTATGCGTCTATCAAATTTGAAGCAGAGGTTGAAATCGTTGCTTAACACCCTTTACTCGCTGATCTGCTGGACCTGCGGTCTGCCTTCGACTATCTGCAAAGGCCACTAATGGCTGAGTACAGGTACGTCGCTGAGACCGAGGTTATCTATCCCGACATCGTGATTCCGGGCGCTGGGAGCCTGATCGGGCGGCTAGGTGCCGTTATCAAATTCACTCCACCGGCAGATGGCCGGTGGGTTCTCGTTGAGCCGCCTAAGCAGGCGCCTCTTAAGACCGGTAAGAACCAGAAAGAGAGCGCAGCTTAATGCCAGTTGCCGCCACCGTATATCCCGAGTCTAGGCAGTGGTTCGGCGTCGGCCGTGAGCTGGTCCCTGGTACCGCTGTCGCTTCCGCTGTGTCGGTGCCCGTCGAAAAGGGCGAGCCCGATGACAAGCCGAACTTCTTGGTTGACAAGTCGATCCGCGGCTCGATGGCTGAGGACTTCGCTGTTATCCAGGGTACCGAGATCGCTGAGTTCAACATCAACGGCCCGGTTTACATCGACACCCTCGGCTACTTCTTGCACAACATCTTGGGGGACTACCAGTCCACCGGGACTACCCCGACTTCTACTACCACAGTCGCGCTAGCGAGCACCGCGGGTGCTACGTCTTTCACAGTCGGCGCAATCGGCTCTATCGTCATCGGCTCTGTGCTCCAAGTCGGCAACGCGACTATCTCGACTGCGCCGACTGAGAACGTAGTAGTTAGCGCCGTCGCTGGCTCGCTGGTCACCTTCGCCAACACCCCGCTGCGGTTTAACCACTCTGCTACCGCGGCGGTTGGCATTGTCACCGCTCCGTTTACCCATGTGTTCTCGCTGCTTAACTCTGGCAACGGTCAGCCGTCTACTCACACGCTGACTCACTACCAGGGGATCTCTGGCACCTACGGTGCTAAGCAGTATGCCAACTGGTGCGCTAGCGAAGTCGGGTTCACGATGGACTCGCAGCAGCTCTTTATGCATGACACCAAGGGGACCTCGAACCTCGGTGTCGCTGTCGGGTCCGCTCCTACGAACGTGCTCTCGACCGCTCAGGCTCAAGCTGACTGGCAGTTCCTCGTGGGTATCGCTGGCCCGGCGACTGGCGGGACGCTGATAAGCAACGTGGTTCAGGGTGGCGTGACTATCACTCGCGCCCTTAAGCCTTACTGGACCCTGGCAGGCCAGCAGTCTCCGTTTGCTATCGCGCGCAACTCACTTGCTATCACTGGGAAGTTTAACCAGTTGGCACAGGATGAGTCGCCGATGCTCAACATGCTGAACAACGTTCAGCCGCAGTTGCAGATGGTGCTTACCAACGGCCTTAGCGGGGCGAACCTGCTTGCTGTGACTATCGACATAGCTAAGGGCGCTTACGACACCGCGAAGCTTAACGGCGCCGATGAGATCGAGTACGACGTCACTTGGCGGGCTGTCGCTAACTCGACTAACGCGGGTGCGTCTGGCGGGCTTTCGCCCGGCAAGGTGACTATCCAGAACGCCGTGGGCTCGTACTAATCATAGTCACCGGATAACGACAAAGGGGATCACAGTGCAGGTACAGCTTGGCGGCCCGGACTGGGCCGAGATCGCGGAGCCTAGTGAGCTGCGCAACGGCGACCGCAAAGCGGTTAACAAGACCATCCGGCTACAGATGGATGAAGACGGATCGCGGACTATCGGCGGCGACTACGAAGACCTGATGCGCGATGCGCTGCTTAAGCGCATCGTCAGGAATTGGTCGCTGCCGTTCCCGGTGCCGAAGGACGACCCCGAGAGCCTTGACAAGCTGACGCTCGAACAAGCTGACGTCCTGGCTAAAGCCGTCCAGCCTCACCTTGACCTGATCAACGGCAAAGTCGATCCGACTAAGAAGGACTCGGACCCTACGGCCGACTCCGGCAGCTAAAGCTTTACCTAGCCGGAGCCGCGCATGACAAAGAGCAAATCCCTTGGGACGAGTACCGCTACGTCGCTTACGCGCGCCGTTTCGGCTGGACTCCGGAGCAAGTGGACCGACTTGCACTGGATGTTGAGCCCTGGCTTTTCCCGATTGCGCAAGCAATGGAAGACGAAGAAGACCGCCGCGCTGAGATAGCGCGGAACCATGCCGCGGAGAAAGCTAAGAGCTGATTGAGCGTAGATGACGGCGCCTGGGAACGGGCGCTTGACGAGATGCTAGGACTCGTAACGGTCGCGGCTCATGACGCTTCTGTCGAAGGCGCTAGAGCGATTAAGCATGAGACTCAGGGCCTTCTAGTGCAGCTACAGCATGCTCCCCACACAAAGACACCTTCGCTTCCTGGTATGCCGCCAGCGATGATCTCAGGGCGTCTCGCGGCGTCTATAGAGGTTGGGGAGTACGACGGCGATGTTGCTGTAGGCCCGACTTCTGAGGCGTCGTCTTACAACGGGCCGTATCCCCGTATTCAGGAGCTAGGCGGACCCTCGACGGGTCACCCGCATATGCACTGGTTCCAAGACGGCCGGTGGTACACCCGCAACTTCCGCGAGCTGCTGCCTAGGCCGTTCCTTGAGCCTGCTACGCGGGCTGTCATCGACTCCGGCGAGCTGCACCAGATCTACTACGACCACTGGCTGCGGGCTATTACTGCGGTGACCCGCTAAGTGGCTGGCGAGTACCTTCCCCCTGTTATCACACGGCTAACCGGTGATATCAGCGACCTCGCGGCTAAGGTCGAAGAAGCTAAGGCCCTGATTAAGTCGCTTGGCGATGGCACGACTATCCCGATTAAGTTCGAGGTAGACAAAGCCTCACTCGCCGCGGCACAAGCCGCTGCTCGTGCTGTGACCAATATGCCAGGCGGGAAGATCCCTATCGGGCTCGACCTTAACAACCTGAACCTAGCTAAGGTCGCCGCTACTACGGCCGCGGTAAACGGCATCACCGCAGCGGTTACCCGTTCTAGGGGGCCAATAGCCGCTTGGTGGAACACCTGGAAAAACGTGGTCCACTGGGTTGTTGCTGGCTCAGCAGAGCTGCTTGCTGTAGGAATCCCAGCGCTTATAGCGCTAGGCTCTTACGCTTTCGTGGCGTTGCAGGGCTTCAACAACATGTATAACCACCTGACGTCGCTTTACACTGTTACCGAAGCCACCGCAAACATCTTCCACAAGACTACTGGGGACGTGCTAGGGCTCGGCCATGCGATGCAGGCCGCGCAGGATCAGGTTAACACCCAGGTCTACGAACTACTCGGCGCCGCGGTTAACGGGGCGAGGAATCACCTTAGCAACTTCGCCCAGATGGGCAAAGAAGTCAGCGGTGTAATCGACCAGTTCGCCGCGAAGGTTGACGTCGAGCTAGGCGGGGCTTTCGGTGCCGAGCTGACCGGCTTGATCTCGAACGCTACGCAAGACGCGATCGGCTTTGGTCAGGTACTCGGCAACATCGGCCGGATCATCCTTAACCTCGCTCACGCTATGCCCGGCCTGGCAGAAGTTCTGCTAGGCGCGCTTTCCGGGATAACAGGGCTGCTCAGGGATATCACCAGCCAGTCTTGGTCTACCCCGCTGATTCTTGTGGCGATGGGCCTAGAGGAATCCTGGCGCTGGGGCGGGATGCTCGCCAAAGTCATCGCTGGGCTCGGTACCGGTTTCGTCAAGCTCGCTGCAAACGTTACGGGGCTAGCTAGCAAGCTAGCTGCCGCTACCGGCAGCGAAGCCTTGATCGGTGCCAGCGCTAAGGCGACTGGCGCGGTCGAGACTATGGGCAGCAAGATGTCGAGCGTTGCCACTTTCCTCAAGGGTCCTTGGGGATGGGCGGCTATTGCCGCCGCAGGGGCTATCGGCTTTCTTGCGTACAAGCTGCTTAGCGCTAAGTCTTCGGCTGAACTGTTCGCCGAGAGCTTGCAGAACACCCTTGGCAAAGCCTCGAACTTCTCGGCTGCCGGGATTATGGCTAGCAACATAGGCCAGCTAAACGAGAAACTCGACAGCGTAAGCGGGGCAACTGCCCGCGTTAGCACTGCGACTAACGTCGCTAACGCCGCGGGCCTTAAGTACGGCGCCACTCAGATGCAGATGGCGCAGGCCGCTAGCACCTACCGCAGCTCGATTAGCCAGACCACTACACAGCAAGCAGTGTTCGCTCAGGGCGCAGCGGCGATTATGAAGCAGTTCGGGGTTGGTTACCCAGCCGCGCTTGCTATCGCCGATGGCGCTCAGGTCAAGCTGGCTACGTCGGCGCTTAGGTTCGGCAAGAACGCTAACATCGCTGGCCAGCAGATCGAGAACTTTGTCGCTGGTATCAAGGGCATGAGCGCACCGACTAGCGCGCTCGGGGCTGACTTGAATGCGGTAGCGATTCAGACCCAGTTGGCCGATACCAAGGTTACGCAGATGAACTCGGCCTTGGATCAGTTCTTGCAGACGCTTACCCAAGGCACTTCCGGGTTCGCTGACTTCACCACCGCCCTACAGAACATGGGTAAGGACTCGGCGGCTACTAGCGCGAGCCTGTCCGGCTCGATCGGGTCTGTGAAGATAGCTGCCGGGGGGCTGACTTACACCCTTAAGGGCCTTGGCTCGAATTCGATGCAGAGCTGGCAGCAGTTCGACCAGGCGCTTGGCGGCACCGCTGAGACGTTGGCCGACTGGTTCCGCACCGCTGGCGCCGAAGGCGTGGCCACTAGCAGCCAGTACACCAAGGCAATCAAAGACATGGTTGCCCAGTTGTTGCCGTTTACTCAGGGCAACAAGACCGCGGTAAGCGAGCTGAGCGCTTTCGCTCAGCAAGCAGGCGGGCCGGTAACTAACAGCCAGAAGGTTCTGGCTAAGTGGCTGGGTAACACTAAGAACGCAGCTAAAGACCTGCAAAGCCAGGTCGATAGCGTTACCGGCAAGATGTCGAACATGTCCAAGGTGGCCCAGAATCTTGGAGACGTTCTTAACTCCCAGATAGATACCGCTCTGGCGTCGAACATCATGAAGCAGTCGGGGCTTAACAAAGCTATCGCGCAGTATGCCGCGGACCTCGACAGGCTCGGCCCGAAGAATCAGAAGACCGAAAGCGCGCTGGCCCGTCTTAACCGGCTTTACAACCAAGCCGAGGCAGCCGCCCGCAGGGCGAGCCAGGGGACCGCCGCTTTCGGGAGTGCGGTAGCGGCAGCCGGTGGCAAGCTCAGCAAAGCCGAGCTTGCGGCACTTCGTTTCGCTGGCGCTCTTAATGCGATTCCGCGGAACATCAGCATCTCTATCAGTGAGTACGAGAGCCTCACCGGCCGGAACTACGGGCCTGGCCCTGGTGCAGCTCCGCCGCTGGGCTCAGGCGTTAAGCGAGCTACCTATGACTCTGGCGGCTGGCTGATGCCTGGCTACACCTTGGCTCACAACGCCACCGGCCAGCCGGAGCGAGTTACGTCGCCTGGCGGCTCCGGCCCGGCCGCTAGTGGCGGCCCTTCGTCGGTTCACATCTACCTCGACGGCCAAGAGATCCACGGTGCCGTTAAGCAGCAGAACTACATCTACAACGGAAACAACGGCAACCGCGCCCGCGGCGGCGGGCCTTCTGGCGCATGGACACCAAGAGGATAAAGGATTAGCTGAATGTCGCTTACCCCCCACGTTTTCCCGCAGTTCGCTATCGGCGTCGGCCTGGGTAATATCAACATGACCTCGGGGACCTATAAGGTTGCCCTTGGTAATGCTGCTGGTCCTATCAGCTTGTCTACCTCTGGTATCTCGACAGCAAAGCTGTTTACGGACTGGACGAGCATTGTTACAGAAATCACCGGCACCGGCTACACAGCCGGTGGCGCTACTGTTTCGTCTCCTACGTGGACCGCTGGCGGCGCTAACAACACCGTTGCCACATGGACCAGCGGCACTAACCCTTCGTGGACTACTGCGACGTTCACCGCTAACCAAGCTGTGTTCTATGAGTCGAGCGCGAGCACTTACCAGTTGATCTGTTTCTGGGACTTCGGCGGCTCAATTCCGGTAACAGGGGCTACGTTCACGCTGACGATCTCTGGTTCTGGCCTGCTTACCGCTACCTCAAGCTAATCCCGGCTACGGCTGACAGGGATCTCGGGTGGCTATAAGCCTCGTTCAGAGCAAGATAGGCAGTACGACCTCAGGGTCAACTCTTACTGTCACTCTTAACTCTGGCACGACCGCGGGCAACTGCGTAGTCGTCGCCCTGATGTTCCTGGGCTCAACTACCAACCCTTCGGGTGTCTCTGGTATCACCCTCGGCGGGTCTGCCGGGAACTTCGCTAGCGCTATCATCGAAGGCGCTAGCTCTACCACGACTCCTGGTACCGCTATATGGACCAACCCTAACTGCGCTGGTGGCCAGACTGCGGTAGCTATCACCCTAACCGGTGGCAGTGGCACTATTGGGATGATCGCGTTTGTCTACGAAGTGTCTGGCGTAGCCAGCACTTCGGTTGTTGACAAAACGCAGGGCACCACTAAATCCAGTAACTCGACGTCGTTTACTTCTAATGCGACTGCGACAACGACAAACGCCGTTGAGTTCTGGGTTGGCATTGGCGCTTCGGCCTCTGGTTCTGCGCTAACGCTGACTGGGCCAAGTTCGCCATGGTCTAACCTGGCTAACACTCAGGCGACTATTGGCGGGGTATCTACGGCGGCTATCTCCGGCAGCCAGATCACCAGCAGCACCGCCGCTGCGACCTACAGCGGCACGATCAACCAGAGCACGAACGACGCGGCGTGTGTTATCACGCTGAACCCTGGCTCTAGCAACACCGGGGCTACCGGAACGCCAGCCACGATGGCGCTGGCCGCTCCCGCGGGCTCTGTGACCGCTGGTGCTGCTGTCGCCGGAGCTGCCGCAGCGCTCACGTTCGCTGCGCCTGCGGGCTCGGTAAGCGTCGGTGTCGGTGTCACCGGCCTCCCGGCCGGGCTGACGTTCGCTGCACCAGCAGGAACCGTTACTGCTGGGGCCAACGTAGTTGGCGCTACAGCCGCGCTAACGCTCGCTGCGCCCGCTGGCTCCGCTAGCGGCGGCACAGCGGGTCTGACGATCGTCAATAGCTGGAAGATCGGCGGTGACGTCGATGGCTATGGCGGCCAGTACACCAAGATCACTAACACCCTCGGCAACGGGCTCGTTGCCTATCTCTGCTGCGGTGTCGGTAACCCCGACGTCTTGCCGCGATTCACGATCGCGGACGATGCCCATAACTGGTGGGTCTTCTGCGGCACAGAAACCGCTGTCGTAGCAGGAGCTAACCGCAGGGTAGATGTATGGATCGCGCCTAACGCGCGAGCCGCTAACTACGTGATGACCGGTGAGAGCTGGGTTTTCTCCGGCATGGTCGGCGCTATCTACGAAGTCGCCGGGCTTCCGCAGTATGTCGATGTTGACTTCGTAGCCGTGTCTTCTGGATCTGGGACCTCGGCTAGCTGCACTGGCACAGCATCTACTGCTGACTACGTTTTCGGTGCCGTGGTCCTAAGCGGACCCGGCTCGAATACCGCTATCACCAACCCTTCGGGCTGGTCGGTGCTGGCTCCGCAGAACACTAACTCACTCGGCACATTCGGCGACATGCGTGACGAGTACCTTAGCCCGTCTTACCACGCGGTGACCGCGGGCTCTGTGTCTCCGTCGTGGTCGTGGTCAGGGACTTCTGACTACCTGACTATAGCTGTCGGCATCTTGCAGTCCCCGCCTGCACCGACGCAGGTAAACGCCAACTGGCCAGCCCTTAAGGTCGAAGCTGCTTTCGGTTATATGCCGGGGCAGACTGGCGTGGCCACGTCTTACCCGACGTGGACAGATATCACTAACTACGTCGTAGACGAAGACGGCGCCTCAGAAATGAAGTTCCAGCGGGGCCGGAGCTACGAGCTAACCCAGCCCGAGGCCGGGACCGGGAAGCTTAACCTGCTTAACAACACAGGCGCTTTCAATCCCGTGAACTCGTCTTCGCCGTTCTATCCGAATGTGCTGCCCGAGGTTCCCGTAAGAGTGTCTGCCTACTGGAATGGCAGTCAGTACGGCATCGGTTACGTCTACGCCTCTAAGTGGCCTCAGGACTTCCCTGAACCGCAGTGGGGGATGACCAACTTCTCTGGCACCGATGCGATAAGCGTTGCGTCGAACATCGCACTTGGCAGCGCTTACGCTGGCGAAGTCCTGGCCGACCAGCCGTATGTTTACCTGCCGCTAGGGGAGTTCTACGACGAAGCTAGCGGAGAGCCGTTCTCGAACCTCTCGCGCTACAACCAGCGGCCAGCTTACGGCGTAGACGACTCCGCGGCTAAGGTCTCTCTAGAGACTGACCTAGGGGGCCGGCTGGCCGGTGACCCGGCTACCGGTATCGGTACTTCTGCGTTTGTCGCTGGCACTAGTAACGCAGGCATCGGCGCCGCAGGTGCTATCTACCGTGACGCTAACCTGCCTTCGCTGGCTAACGGCTTCACAGTAGAGTGCTGGGCTTCTGCTGGGCCAGCTACGCAGCAGGTAACCCTGATCAGCGTTCAGGGTGCCCCGTCGAACTACAACAACTCGTCACTGGTTTTCCCGTCTGTCGGTGACGGTAACCGGCTCTCGATCGAGCTGTTCACAGGGGCTAGCTCGATCACCGCCGCGGCGAACCTTTCCGGGTACCTGCCTTCTGTGTCAGGTATTACCTCTGGCGCCGCTGTGGCGACAGACAGCCCGCAGGGCTCGATGCACCACTACGTAGCGACCTGCGTAAACAACGGCGGCACCTGGACTGTGCAGATGTACGTTGACGGTACTAATGTCGCTAGCGCAACAGGCACTAGCGTGCCCGCCAACATCGACGCTTACATGCTGGGTATAGGGCCTGTCATCCTTAACGGCGGAAGCCGGGCGTGGTGCAACTACTCGATTACCCAGGTCGCGGTTTACCCGATTGTCTTGTCTTCCCAGCGCATCTTGGCGCACTACAACACAATGAACACCGCTTCGGCTGGTGACCTTGTTGACGCTAGGTTTGGCAAGCTGCTGTCTTGGTCGGGTGCCGGTATCCCTGGCGTAGCCACTAACCCCTCGCCTTCCCCTGCGATCGGCAACGCCGATCAGATACAGGGCCAGGCTATAGCCGACGCGCTTTACGCTTTGGCTACCGAGGAAGGCGGGATGTACTACTGCCCCGCCACAAGCCAGGGCGAGATCTACTACTCAAGCCGGGTAAACCTTTACAACAAGGCGCCTAAGTACGTCTTTGGTGATAACACTTCGGCTGGGGAAGTGCCTTACCTCCCAGGTAGCGGCTTCGACTTTGACGATCAGTTTTTGTTCAACATCGTCAGCTCAGAGCGCACTATCAGCGCGAGCACAGAGATCTTTGTCAGCGGCGGCCAAGCCTCGCTTGGCCAGTACAACAGCTACGGCGTTAACGCTATTACTGCTGATACAACTTCTGAGGGAGAGTACTTTCCCCGCGGGCCGTTGCAGCAAGACGTCGAGACCACTAGCGACCAAGACGCTTACGACCGCGCTAACTGGTCACTGGTTAAGTACAAGCAGCCGCACCTAAGAGCTAACCAGATTCAGCTCGATCCCGCTAGCAACCCGTCTATCTGGGCTGTCGCGCTCGGCGTCGAGCAAGGCGACGTGATCACAATCAACAGGCGCCCGCTAGGCGGTCCTGTGATCAGCCTTAACTGCATGGTGCAGCAAGTCCAGCACGAAGTTGGCCCTTCGCACTGGAAAGTCACTCTGTCTTTGTCTCCCTACTTCCCAGAGAATGCCGTGATCCAGTTGGACAATACGTCTTGGAACACGCCGGGGTCCGGCGTCCTAGGGTGGTAACAGCGTGCCTGTAGCGCCTTACACCTGGCTGCTTGACGACTACCTGACCGCGAGCAGGCTGAACGATGAGCTGTACGCGATCAGCGGCCAGGCGTTCGCCCCGAACGGCATCGGCTTCCACGCGGCTAAGCCAGTTTACAAAGCCGCGGTCGAAGGGCTTAGCACGATCACGTTTACAGCTAGCACCTGGACTCCGCTAGGCCAGTACGGGACGTCTTTCGATTACAAGTTCGCTGTGCAAGGTGATAGCGGCGGCCTGATCGGTGCCAGGACTGACGGCTTTAACAACGGCTGCGTCACTTTTAACCGCTTGATCTCTGGCGGTGGCGACCCCGGAGGGGCTGTCGGCGGGCTCGGCCTGGTCTCGACGTTCACCACGGTAGACACCGGTACCGGCCGCATGGTAGCTGGGCTCGGCGCCAACGGCGGTGCTGCGCCTACGACGCTTGGCACAGCACAGGTCACTAACGCTTCGCATGACACCGCTGGCTACGCCGTAGACATCATGGACCTGAACACGATCACGACAGCGAATAACACAGGCTGGGTGTTCTCGACTCAGACTGGCCCGGATCTCGTCGTCCAGCAGCACGACGGGTCTGGTGCTACGTCACGGGTGCAAGCCCACTGGGCGAGTGTCTACCCGTCTAACGGTGCGACAGTCGGCAGCTTGCCATCTCCACAGACGACTTGGACGTCATCAAGCCCGTTTACAGCGGCCTTGATGAACGGCTCAGCAGGCATTAAGCAGCTTATGACAATGCTTAACATGCCCCCGGTGCTGCGGGTAGCTAGCACCGCTTCGACTTCGACCGCTAACGGCACTACGACAACTATCAACTTCCCCGCGGCGACTTATGACACCTACAGCGGGTGGAACTCGTCTACCGATGTTTACACTGTCCCGCTTAGCGGGCTGTACCTGGTTTACGGCTCGACGCCGTGGGCTTCGCAGTCTGCTTACGCCAGGACAGGCGTCGAGATCAACGGCACAGACTACTTCGGCCCGATCGGCACAGCCGGGACGTCGCAAGTTATCGCTACAGCTAAGGTCCAGGTATTCAGCCTTTCGGCTGGGGACACTATCAAGCTAGTCGGCCTACAGCGCAGCGGTGGAACGCTAAACGCCACGGCTGGCTCAATACTGGTTGCTTTGTACCTCGGCCAAGCCGAGGCTCCGTCTACGCTGCCTGCGCTGCCAGATGTCACTTACCGCTGGGCTGCTGGGACCCCTGCGGCGTCTATGCCTGGGCTGCTGAATGCCCACTTGGCTAATGACTTGCTTTACCTAGCGCAGAAACCTTATGTGCTGACTTACCAGTCGTCGGCGCAGTCCGGGATAGCGAACGCGACATGGACCCAGCTAGTCACTGGCCAGGTTTCCGGCATAGTCCACGGCGATGCCGGGGACCCGTGGAACGGGTGGACGTCTGGCACTAGTAACGCCTGGACCGCTCCGCGGAGCGGGTGGTATCTCGTCTGCCAAGAGTTCTTTATGGACACGCCGACGATTAACGGCGGCACCACGATAGCTGGCTTGGCGTGCAGCCAAGCCGGGCTGGTTTCCCCGGATCAGTACCAGCAGATGACGTCGAGCACAGCTTTCTCTGGCGGCGGTGCCGCCGCGCTGGGTTACTACTACCTGCGAGCTGGCGACACTATCGCCCCGCAGATTTATTCGGGCGGGACGACTTCGACTACTACGGCGACAATCGCCACAGCCGGGTCCGACAGCCACTTCGAGGCAGTCTGGATTAGTGAATGACCGAGCAGCAGATGCCAGAGAAGCCACACGTCGAGTCCCCGGTCGGCTTCGTGGTCGAGCCGACGATCTCTTACTCGATTAAGGACATTCTCTCGCGCATGGAGTCAAAGCTTGACCGGCTAGCCGACAGCCTAGCCAGTAAGGCCGACCATACTGACGTCGTGCGTCTCTGGGAAACGATCAGAGCACAAGATGACCGGCTCAAGACTGTAGAAGACGTCATCAAGAACCAGGGCCAGAAGAAGCAGGATGCTAAGGCGTGGAAGCAGTGGGCTATCCCGACGATCCTTAGCCTGCTAGGCACAGTGGCACTCGTTATCTCGGTGTTTCACCTGTGACAACTGCCCCTCGGTCGGCCGCTTCGCTTAAAGCGAGAGCGACCGCTAGTGCGACAGCTAGGGCAACTGCTAAAGCGACAGTTGCCAAAACCCGTGCAGCGAGGCTAGCGGCTAAAGCCGCTGGCAAGACAGTCCCGAAAAAGAAAGTGGTCAAGAAGGTTACTTCTACGGCCACTAAGAGGACAGCGACCCTTAACGGTCATCGAGTAACCACGGAGGAAAATGTGAAGCTCGGACGTAACAAGCCTTACTCCCGCGAGGATCGCCCGCGGCTGGCTCTGGATGACTACCTTGACTCGGCTGTGCTGCCGAAGCCTCACGCGATCGTAGACCGCGCGAGCAAGGTCAACGTGTGGCCGATGTACGGGAACGACACCATCGGGGACTGCACCTGCGCGGCTGTAGGCCACGTTATCCAGGCATGGACAGCGTTTGCTGGCACAGAGGCGACTATCCCGGAATCAGCCGTCCTGACGGCATACGAAGCCGTCAGCGGCTATGACCCGGTGACCGGGGCCAACGACAACGGCGCCGCTGAGCAAGACGTGCTCGAATACTGGCGGACTACCGGCGTCGGCGGCCACAAGATCCTGGCCTACGCCGAGCTGCGCGACCTCGGCAACCTGACGCTGGCTAAGACCGCTGTCGATCTGTTCGGATCTCTGTACCTCGGCATCGAGGTTCCCGAGTCCTGCATGGAGCAGTTCCAGGCCGGTGAGCCGTGGGACGTGGTTCCTGGTTCCCCGATCGAAGGCGGCCACGCTGTGCCTGTGCAGTACTGGGGCACTAACGAGCGCGGCGAGATCGGTGTTATCACCTGGGGCAAGCTACAGCGCATGACCCGAGCTTTCTGGGACTCCTATGTCGAGGAAGCCTGGGTGATCATCACTAAGGACTGGCTCGACGCTAAGGGCGAGACGATCGAGGGCTTCGACCTCGCGCAGCTCGAAGCCGATTTCAAGGCGCTTACGGGTTCCTCGCTTAGGTAATGCACTGGTCGGCTTTCTGGAATGCCTACTGGACTCAGTGGTTCGTAGGCAACGTGCTCCCGCCGTCGCTGTGGACCCTTGTGGGCATCGGGCTTGCGCATGTCAACATGCGCAAACACGTCTCAGCTAAGCACGAAGAACTCAAAGCCCACGTCTCGTCAGAGCTTAAGAAGGGATCAGCATGACGACGATAACGATGTTCGATGACATCTACGTTAGCAGCCTGCCTCTGGGCGCTGCCGCTTACGCAGGTTATGTCGATGGCGACTGGCCGACTTTCCCAGAGCTGTCTAAGAAGTTCCCGAAGGCCCATCTGCTCTCGATCGCTGTCTTTGCCGTAGCCGATGCTGAATGCCTAGACATCGAGAAAGGCGACTCGACTAACGGCCAGGCTTACGCCTGGTTCGTCAGGCAGCTTGCCCGCAAGGTTTACCGGCCGGTGTTCTATACCCAAGCCTCGAACCTAGCAACGCTTGAGGCGTTGCTAGCGACCAAGGGAATCAAGCGTTCTGCTTACCGGATCTGGTCGGCTCACTATGGCGAGGGTGCGCATATCTGCGGGCCTGCTACGTGCGGCTTCGGCAAGTCGTCGGCAGACGGCACTCAGTGGACTAGCAACGGTCCTGGTCATGCTGACGAGTCGGTTCTGCTCTCGACGTTCTTTAACCCCCGGCCAGTTCCTAAGCCCCCAGCTAAGAAGGTGCCTGAAGAAATGTACTTGATCGAGATCGACATGGCCACCGCCCCTAAGGGCGCGGTGAATCCCGGGATTTTCCTGGTTAACAGCAGCTATGTCCTGCTGCAAGTCCCCGCTTCCGCGGGCGAGAACGTCGCAGGGCTCCGTGCTCTCGGCATCACTGGCCCAGCGAAGATCGACTACAACCTCTATCTCGCTTTCGGCGGCGCACCGCTGGTGCCGCCCGCCTCGGATAACTAAGAAAGGGAATCGCATGCTCAACTTCATCAATGCTGTTAAGGCGACCTTCCAGAAGTTCCCGGTCCTGATCGCGTGGGTCGTGAACATCGGCGTCGTTGTGGCTGCGCGGTACGGGTTTCACCCGACCGTGGATCAGGTGCTCGCGGCTTACGGTGCGTTCGTTACGTTCCTGAGCCTCTACCTGCACCTGAATGTCGTGCCAGTCGGCAAGCTGCTCGACGGCTCTCGCCGGTAAGCCCCTTAGCCAGCCCGATCCCACTGGCTAAGGAAACAAAGGAGCCCCCGGTTTCGGCCGGGGGCTCCTTCTACTTCTTAGGAGTAAAGCATGACCGCTGCGCATTCGCAGGCCGTTGATCACAAGTACATGATGCACTATCCCGAGCATCCTGCTCGGCAGGATGACCCGCACTACAAAGACTTCGAGGCTTACCGTAGGCGGACTAAGGCTACCGCTAAGTGCGCCATAGGGGCGCACAGAAACGACTTTAGCGAGTGCAACGGTGAGCTTGAGCTACATCACGCTCACGTTGAGTTCAGCTTGCAGAACGGCATCGACCTTGCCTGGCTTGAGAAAGACTATCCCGGCATCTCTGACCCTAACAACGTCGGCGCCTGGGTCGAGTCTGCGGACAACCTGCTGTGGCTGTGCGAAGGACACCACCGCGGCAACGGTGGCGTCCATGTCGCTAGCGCCTCTGACTACGAGGCTGAGAGGTACGTAAAAGACCTGATCTCCTAACCGTGCCCGATGACACGGATTTCAGGCTCTAGAGCCTCAGCGGCCCGTACAGGGCCGCGCTGAGGCATCTGTGCGACATTCCCTGTTCTCTGGTGCGTAGCTGTCCTAGTGCCGTACATCGAGTTACCCCGCAGCCAGTCGTTAAGCTGGTCCCGCTCGATCTCCCGGCCGATGTAGAGAAGCGTCTGCTTAGGGTCTGAGTGGTCGAGCATAGTTGAAACCATCAGCAGCGCTTTGTCGTGGCCTTGGTTGCTAGCTAGGTAGTCGAACATAGCCCGTGCGCCAGACCGGCGCACTGTGTGGATTCCCTCGTTAAGAGTAGGGATTCCCATTCGGTCGAGCACGCGGTGAACAGTTTCCTCTAGGTGCCCAGCGTGCTTGTCTGGGTGGATGCCGAACCGTCCGGGATTGGTGTCGAACCTGCCAGCGGTCCCGTGGGACCGGATGTAATAGCGGCCAGGGATCAGGTACCAGTCCGGGTGCTCGTCTATCATCACCGCGGGTGATGGGCAGCCGGTTTCCGCTGCATACCAAGACAGCCACCAAGACAGTTCCTCGCCGAGATCCGGGCTTATCCCGGTGTCGGTCCACCGCCTGAACTTAGAGCGGTAGAGCTTGATTACCCCCTCTTTAAGGTCGATGCTCTTAAGCCGCATAGCGCGCAGCTCGCTTTGGCGCCCTAGCGTGTAGAGCGCTAGGGCAAGAGTGATCCTGTCTGTCTCGTGCCATTCCTCGGCTACGTCGAGTATCAGTGAGAACTCGTCGGCTGGGATGTAGTGCTTAGGTGTCCGCGGAGCTGGGCGCAGCTTGCGGTCACCGATCAGCCAGTGAGTGCCTCCGTGGTCGATGAACTTCATACGCTCTAGGTAGGACGCAAACCCTTTGATAGCTACCAAAGCGTTGTTGTGGTTGCCCTGGCTGCCGCCGAGGGCGGCGAAGAACTTCGCTACGTATGAAGGATCGACGTCGGACACAAAGGTGATGCGCCTGCGGTTGCCCGAGCGCTCGGCTGTGAGCTGGTCGCACGAGATCACGAAGCGACGGATGTAGCTGCTCCTGGTCCGCAGCGTGGTTGTAGCCAGCCTGCGGGAGATCATCTCTTGTATGAACTCGTCGGCGGCTGCCTGCAAGGTGACTCTCATGTATCCCTCCGATAGTCATCGTATCGTCCCCGCTACTTGGGGATGATAGTCATAGTATCGCAGGTCGCGCCACTACTTGTTTCTGGGTCAATATCCCTACTGGCCCTGACCTGCGGCGGGAGACAGGCTATCACACCGGTTTCCATGATCACAAGGCGTCTCAGCCGGCCGCGGAGCAGTCTGTAGCCATCTAGTCACCTAGTAACGTCGTGTCTCTCACGGGGCAATCCCCGGACTCGGTGATAGCATGACTATCTTCGAGACCAAGGTCGCCTGGGAGGCCGAACATGGCGCCACCTCGCAGTTACAGTTACGCACTACTACAGCAACTCGTGGTCGAGCATCCTGACTGGTCGTACCAAGAGTACGCTAAGGCACTCACCGCTGACATGCGGAAAACCCTGAACGATCCTGGGTACCCAGCGGTGCTATCGAACTCGGTTGCTGCGGCTATTAGCCGCTACCGTGAGCGCTGGGCTGACGAGGGTGTTGCTGTGCCAGAGAAAGGCCCGAAACGGGCCGACCTTATCCCGTGGCAGAACATCCCAGAGAAACACAAGATGCACGTTTACCTGCGGAAACTACGAACTCTGGCGATGCTGCGCCGCGGCGAGCATCCGTCCAATCCGCGGGAAGAACGACAGGCCCGGCAGTTCGAGCGAGAACTAAGGCAGGCTAAGCAGGTAGTAGACCTAGGGCCGCTCGGCAGGCCCCTACTCCGGCCTGCCGAGCCGTGGGAGCTGGACTCAGAGGGCGAGCTGATCGACGTTGTAGCGATGCCCGAGCCAGCGAAGAAAGGCTAAAGGCCAGGCTGCCCCTCTAACGACATAGCGATCTCGTGGAGCCTCTCGACATCTTCTGATTCGCGCCTGACGATTTGGTCATGCAAGTCCTGGGGGCTCTCGCCTCTGAGCAGGACTACTGTGTCGCCCGGCTGCTTGGGCCGGGCGTAATACAAGCCTCCGGGCAGGTCGGGCTTGTAGCAGTACCAATCAGGGCAGTCGTCCCTTAGACCCTCAAGCGTCATCTCGTCTTGCTCGATCTCGTCTTCTGGCATCTCAGATTCCTTCGTAGTCCTTGATCTTCTTGACGACTTCCTCTACAGACCCCCCGCCGAATACCTGCGGGGGGCTCGTTCCCATCTTCCGGGCGTACAAGCGGTTCCCGCTGGCCCACGCATGCCACCGCGGAGACGGCCAGCGGTCGGTGTACGGAAGCCACCAGACGGGGACTAGATCGTCTTCATCGTCTTGCCCGGTTTGAAGGTAAACAGCCATGCGGCTAAGAGTATCCACGCGGAGCCCCTTAGGTCCACGGGTAACCCCCGGAAACCACGATTAACCTCGGGGAACTACTGTCGATCTTGTGCTTGACCACGGGTCGCCTGTGCCACTGCATGAGCAGGTGACAGAGATACTCAGGCGCCGGATCAGCTCGGGGGAGCTGACCGGCCGTATCCCCTCGGGCCAGACCCTGGCCCAAGAGTTCGAGGTTTCCCACCGGACAGCCGAGAGAGCCTTGACCAACCTCAAGGCCGAAGGACTGGCTATCGCCGTCATCGGCCGCGGGTACTACGTCGCCGGGCAAACTGGTTGCGGCGGCGGTTGACAGCCCCGATAGGATCGACACCGGTCTTGGCCGAGCGGTTGTTCAGCGAGTCCGGGACGCGCCAGCGGCCCGGAGTGTGTCTTGGCCATGGTTACTACTAGTTACTATTACTTGGTTAACTACTGTTAGTAACCACTCTCCCCCTCTCTCAGAGATCCTCCTGTCGTCGGATCTTGATCTCTCCCCCCTCATTCCTGGCCCGATGCTCGCGCAGCTCCGCTGCGCCCTGACCCAGCCCAAATGTCGATATTTTACCGTCTCATGACTCTCTGGCAAGATTCCTAACGGATCTGTTACAGACAACCGGTTGCACTGCGATCTTGCTTCGGAGTAAGTTCGCCTCTGCGAAATTGTTAGCCCACGGAAGCTTGGCCCAGACCCCGCCAAGTGCCTAGCTGCCCGAGTGGGGGGAAGCGCTCTCTGGCAGAGAGGTAGTCATGCACTATGCCCAAAGATCATCCATCTCCCGGCCTCCGGGTGATCCAGCACGCCGGACGGTGGACAGAGTTCCAAACCCCCCGCGGTACGGCTACTATCCAGATCGACCAGGACCGGCAGGTGATGGAGATCTTCGTTGACCCAGAGGTTGACCCTCTGGACTGGGATGTCGTCTGCGGCCTCTTGGCCCGCATGGGGGTCAAGGACATCGGGGAGCCCAGCTACGTCGGGGGAGTTGACACATGGTCTCTCCAGCTCCGCGGCCCGGTGCCGTTAAGCAGTTAAAGTCCAGCTCAGAACCCCCCGGTGGCTCCTGCCGGGGGGTTCTGAGCGTCTAGGGAGCCGTACTAGTTGCGCCGGATGATAGTCACCTTGTAACGTTCCCGCTATGACCGAGAATCACACGGTTGTAACTCAGCCCCGGAGTCACACAGCGCTCCGCGAGTTCCTTGAGTGCGGCAGGCGGTACGAACTGCACCGAGTGCAGCGCGTACCACGGAGGCCGGGACCTTGGTTCCCGGCTGGGACAGCAGTTCACGCAACCGTTGAGCGCTATCTGCGCTCAACCCTCTCAGCAAAAGAGGAATCATGAGTCAGCCCAAGCGCCGCGCTGTGCTCAGCGCGAGCAAGTCGGTTTACGTCAGCCCGAATCGCGGGCTGCCGTTGCTCGATGAGGCAATCGAGCAGATCGAGTTGCACTCAGTCTCACCGAGAGGGCAGTGGTACCAAGGCGACTGGCGCTGCGAGTCGGGAATGTGCCTCGCTGGCTGGATCGACCAGCTCGCCGGGGGCGAGTGGCTTTCGCCGGCTGGCGACGACTTCAACTCTGACCTTCTTGTGCCCGAGCCAGAAGACGACGCAGACGAGCTGCGCCGGGCATACGACGGCTACGACTACGTACCAGGCCGGGAAGGCGTACCGGCAATGGTGCGTGCAGTCCGGCTTATCGGCCTTAGCTGGGAGCAGTATTCCGCTACGCGCATCTGGGGGGACATCTTCAGCGGCGAGAACACCCTTGAAATGATCAAGGGTATCCGCGACGAACTGGCCGAGACGGTTTACGCAGCTAATGACAACGACTGACGCTCCGCACCGTTCTTTCGCAACTGCGTTGCTGATGGCGATGAACGCCAGCGGCTACCGGATGTACGAGGGAACGGCTAACCCTCTGAAAGTCGCTAAGCGACGGGCTAAGAACCGAATCGCTAAGAGGTCGAGGAAGATAAACCGTGGACGATGAGATCCAAGAGCAGCCGAAGGTGCCTTACTGGTCCTGCCGGAATTGCGGGTTCGAGGGGTATCCGCAACCCGCAATAGCCCCACGGCCGAGCGACCGCAAGGTGTTCATCTGCCCAGCCTGCTTGGAGCAGGCGTAGAGATGGGCAACGTCGAGGTAATACTTGCTAGGCACCGCGTACTAGAAGCAGCGCTTCGCGTCATCAGATCCGAGATTGCGCCCGGCGGTGAGTATGCCGACTCGGCAGCCGAAGCCGAGTACGCCGACGAGCAACTCGCCCTGGCGGCCCGCGACCTAACGCGGGCGATCGACAAGGGCTACCTTAAGCCGGTGGCCTGGTAATGGCCTTCGATGTCGCAGCGGTCTTCCGCGAGGAATTCACCCGCGCTATCGAGCGCGAGGTAAGCAAGTCCGGCTTCGAGCTAGATACCTGGTTCCAGGCAGGCCCTAGGCCGGTGTCTTACTCCATCGAGAAGTGGATGGCAGACGGCCCTGGTTACGTCCAGAACTTCATCGACTGGTACGAGTCACACGAAGACATCGGGGTCTGGATCACCCCTAACGGCGCCCCAGCGATCGAGCTAGGCATCAAAACGCTGTTCGGCGAGATACCGGTGCAGATGTATATCGACCTAGTGCTCGACATCAAAGGCACTCTAGTAGTCGTAGACCTTAAGTCCGGGGCTAAGGCCCCGGACAGTCTTAGGCAGCTAGCTATCTACGCCGGAGGCGTAGAGCAGGTCTACGGTATACGCCCGCGTTACGGCGCTTACTTCATGCACCGCGGGCTGACCAAGAAAGGCGAGACAACGTACTTTCAGCGGCCGGTGCCGCTGGATGCTCCGCAGTACTCGGTTCCATACCTAACGAGGGAGCTTGAGACGTTCGATCTCGCTGTCGATGCCGGAATCTTCCTCGCTAATCCAGGCGACCAGTGCAACCGGTGCTCGGTTGCGCAGGCTTGCACAGAAGTAGGGGGCGATCTCGCCCGCCGATACGACAGGTCTCACCCAGAGTACGAAGGAGGCAAGTAACACAGTGAGCGACACAAGCGGAATCTCCCTGACCTTTAAGGCGGGGACGGGCTTCGACGCACCGTGGGTTGTGATCCACGGAGACAACGTTGACGACGCAGGACGGATGCTTGAGGAAGTCCGGGCTAAAGGCGTCTTCAACGCCGTGAGGCTGGCGGCTCAGGAGTTCCAGACCGGGGCTGTGAGCGAAGCTCAGGCGATCCAGACTGTCCAGAACGCATTCCCCGGCGCACAGGTCGTCACGCAGCCAGCGCCGCCGACAACGCCGCCCGGACAGCCGTACCAGCAGCCGCAGCAGCCGCAGGGCAACCTGAATCCGGCGTGCCCCGACTGTGGCGGGCCTACGCAATTCAAGTCGGGCAACGGATCTCGCGGGCCGTACCAGGCTTATTTCTGCACCCAGAAGCCGCAGGGCGCTAAGGGCCACGCTATCTGGCTCTGACTAGATGATGTCGTCATAGCGTCATTATAGTCAGTAAGTAACGTCAGCTAAGGAGGCTTAGCGTGGAGATCGAGTTTGTTCCGTGGCCTAAGATTCCCCGGCTTCGCCGGGGGATGGTGATCACAGAGAAGATCGACGGCACTAACGCCGCAGTAGGCGTTATCTCGCTAGACGAGGAATTCGCTGAGTCGATAGTGCGCCTCGGCGCACCTACCCCGGCTAAGTACGTCCGCATCTCAGAGCTAGGTCCGGTCCTGGTCTACGCCCAGTCACGGACTCGGGTCATTTCCCCGGATGCCGACAACTTCGGCTTCGCTAGCTGGACCCATGAGAACGCCGCTTACCTCGCTCACGATCTCGGCCCCGGTATCCACTTCGGGGAGCGGTGGGGGAGTGGTATCCAGCGGCGTTACGGGCTGGATCACAAGCGGTTCTCGCTGTTCAACACCCACCGCTGGGGCAATCAGGCAGACGGCACTGCGGTGCCGTTCCTTACCCCTGGCCTCGGGGTTGTGCCAGTTATCACTGAGCACACATTCAGCGAAACCGAGATCACTAAGGCGCTAGATCTGCTTAGGGAGCAAGGCTCCCTAGCGGCGCCTGGGTTTATGCAGCCAGAGGGGATCGTGGTTTACCTCTCGGCTGCACGCCAGATGTTCAAAGTCCTGCTGGACAACGACGAGATGCCGAAAGGCGTGAAGGAGGCAGCCTAAATGGCTGAGGCAAAGACGGTTAAGCGGTCAAGCGACATCCAGCTCTCGCTGACCGAGGAAGAAGCGCGCACGCTGCGGCTGGTGCTGGTGCGCGTCGGCGGCGAGCCGGTGGAGACGCCGCGAAGGGACACCGCAGCGGTCAGCGAAGCGCTGGACAGCGTGCTCGACGGCGGTTACGAGGCCGACCTGGCGGCGGCCCAGGAATCGTTCGACATCGAGGGCACGCTGATGTTCTACCGCAAGGGCGAAGACGATACCGTTCGCGCCCTGGTCGATCTGATGGGCGCGTTCTGCGACGGCAAGGCCAGCGGCGGCCTGGCCGTCCTGCTGGGTGGCTAGGTGCTCTCTCTCGCCCAGGCGCTAGAGCGCCGTGGATCGTCGGGGGTCCCACTTCCCACTGTCTATGAGTCCCTTAAGTTCGCGGGAGCGAACATCTGCCGGGGGCAATTGACTCTGATAGTGGGACCCCCGGCAGCGGGGAAGTCTCTGCTAGCTATGAACCTGATAGCTGGGATGAAGGTTCCTTCGCTTGCTTTCTTGCTTGACACAACCGAGCTGACCGCTAGTGCTCGCTTTGCGAGCATCCTTACCGGTGAAGACTACGGCGTAGTTAAGCAGGGGATTATCAACGGCGAAGAAAAGTACCGGGAGCTGCTGCTCGACCAGCTCCCGGATGTGCAAGCAGTCTTCTACGCTCCTACGCCTGATGACATCCAGCTACAGATAGACGCTTTCGAGCAGCGCTACGGGTTGCCACCGGATCTGGTGCTAGTAGACAACCTCGGCAACCAGGCCAGCGCTTACGACAACGAGTGGGCCACGCTTAAAGCACTGACGCTAGAGCTTGACCAGATAGCCAGGCGCGAGCAGTGCGCGATTATCGCCGCCCATCACACAACCGACCTAGAGTCGGCCGAGCCCGCGGCTCGCACAAAGATTCTCGGGAAGATCACCCAGTACCCCCGGCTTGTGTTCTCGGTTGGTTTCAACGTCGATACCGGGGAGTACAAAGTAGCGATCGTCAAGAACTCCGAGGGTAAGACCGATGTTAAAGCCGAGCATCCGGTGATCCTTTACGCCGATCCGGCACGGATGCTTCTTACCGAGCACAAGACGCTTATTAACAAGGCGCCGCAGACGGCGCCGTCTTGGGGAGGCGGCTTCGGTGGCTATCGCCATTCATCATGATCCGGGCCACACGCCGTGTGGCTGCAACATCCACGAGTACAGGTACTCGGGCATCCAGAAGTTCTGTTCGGTCTGCGGTGACTGTACCAACTGTGATGGCCGCAGGTGTATGTCCTGTGTCTGCCGCGAGTATCACGAGCGGTGCGCAGAAGACTGCCCGGTGTGCTGCAAGCGGGCTTACCGGGTGCTGGTAACAGGCAGCCGTAACTGGCCTTACCCGACGATGATCTACGAAGCTCTTAACGATGAGCTAGGGATTGCCGCGGCCCGGGGTTACACCGAGTTCGTAGTGGTCCACGGCGCCTGCCCTACAGGGGCAGACGCAGCCGCTAGCTACTGGACTCAGTTCCCTAACAACTGGCCAGACGTCTCTGTTATCGAGGAACCTCATCCTGCTAACTGGCGGCCTAACGGGGTTAAAGACCTCGCTGCTGGTTTCAAGCGGAACGCAGAGATGGTCAGCCTCGGGGCTAACGCTTGCTTCGGGTTCATCGGTGCCTGCACCAAGCCGAACTGCAAGCCCTGGACACACGGGTCGCACGGCGCAAGCCATTGCGCCGATCTCGCTGTGGCTTCTGGCATCACAGTCAGAAGGTGGGTGCTGTGAAGAAATGGCAGAAGGTAGCGCTCGGCGTAGCCGCAGCGATCTTCGTATTCAAGAATCCAACTGGCGCAGGCGACTTGTTTATGCATGCGTGCAACAGCATCGCTAAGTTCATCGACAGCCTTTAGGGAGCTAGCTGATGTGGTGGTGGATTAAGCAGGTCGGGCAGATCTTCTTGCTGATGCTCGGATCACTGGTGGCGGTGTACCTTATCGCTTGGGGCATTTACAACACCGCTCATGGTGGTTAAAGCTAAGCGCTGCTGCGCTAGGTGCACTAAGCAGCTCTCGCCTTCGAGGCAGAAGCTTAAGTACTGCTACCGCTGTGACGCAGCAGTGAAGAAAGAGCAAGCCGAGAAGTCCCATCGGACTCGGGTAGCAGCGGTCTACGGGATAGTTCTGGGCTTCTACGACGCGCTGCTGCGCTACCAGCTCGGCCGCTGCGCGATCTGCCGCAGGGCTACCGGCCTCAAGCGGCGCCTGGCGGTGGATCACGACCACGCTTGCTGCCCGACACTCCCGGCCTGCGGCGAGTGCGTCCGCGGGCTACTGTGCAAGCCCTGCAACCGGATGCTTGGCCATGGACGGGACGATCCAGAATTCTTCGACCGGGCAGCCGATTACCTGCGTAATCCGCCAGCTAAGAAGGTGCTAGCTAAATGAGTAAGGACCTAGAGGGTCAGATTAAGGAGCTGGTAGGCGAGTATTTCCCTTGCCACTGCGACCCTGCTTACACAGTTCGCGGGCTCGTGCAGCCCGGATGTCCTTGCGAGGACATAGAGGATCTCGTGAAAGACCTGCTCGACCTGATGTGCGCGTATGCCGACACCGACTGGACTGAGGCTGACGCCGAGGGGCTGGGGCGCTTGTTGTACCCGGAGCCAAAGGAAAAAGTGACGCTGACGTTTGCGTCACATAATGGTCAGGGTGTAACGTCTTGATCATGACACTCGACACGTTCTCAGACATCCTTACCGAGCCGCTGCCAGCTCGCGTAGCCAAAGTTCTCAACGCAGCAGCCGAGCACGGCTGGGCAGAAAATCCAGTAGTCAGTCTCACTATCAGGCTCGCAAAGCCTGATGACATCCCGGAGCCCCGCTCCGGAGCCGTCGCCCTGCCTTTCTTCGCTACCTGGCATTTGTTCACTGACCCAGAGTCGGGTAAGCGATCGTGGCGCTTCGCTAGCGCCAGAGCTAAGAACGGCCAGGCGCTTAACTACAGCGACATCTTTATCTACCTCGAAGACCCAGACGTTATCTATCCAGAGCCGCCAGAAGGGGAAGACGATGACAACGCTAGAGCAGGAAATGAAGTTGGCGCAGAAGAAGCAGGCGCCCCCCTCGGCTAAGGCCGAGGTTGATACCCAGTTCTACCGCGTAGCCAGGACTGGTTTCCTGACGTTCGTGCTCGTCGGCATCGCCAAGCTCGCGCTTGAGTGGTGGAAGATCTCGCTGCCGGTGGCTCCGGTGTGGATGCTTACGTGGGCCGGTGTGGAGCTGGCCGCACACGTCAGCAGCCGCGTAGCGCTGCCGTGGTTCGCTGCGGCCCAGTCGAAGACGCAGGCCCGGCTGGTCGTGATGGCTACCCGCGAGGAAGTCATGACCTACGACCCAGCCGCGCATGGTAAGTGAGCAAACCTGATATCACTGCGGTACTCGCTCACTACGGCTTTGACAACTTGCTCGACTTCGGCGGCTGGCGCCCGGTTCGTTGCGTGTTCCACAACGACCGGCGCGCTTCCGCCAGCTACAACCCAGACGAGCAGGTGTTTAGGTGCCATGTCTGCGAGATCGCAGGAGACGCTTACGCAATCGTGATGCAGAGAGAGGGGGTTGATTTCGTTGAGGCAAAGCGACGAGTTGCGGAACTCACTGGCAGCAGCGGCACAGAGCTATCAGGCGGCGCTTTCACCAAGCGCTCGCGCCTACCTGGATGGACGAGGGATAGGGCCAGGAGCGGCCGAGCGCTTTCGTCTGGGAACCGTAGACGGCTCAGTCGATGAGCACGCTGACTACGCAGGGATGATCTCGATCCCTTACCTAACTAAGCTCGGCGGGGTTAACGGCCTCAAGTTCAGGCAGAACCACGAGTGCCAGCCCGAGTGCTCGCACTCAAAGTACCTAACACCGTACCCGAGTAGGTTGTTTAACACTTTGGCATTCGACCGGGCCGACAGGCTCGGCTATGTCGGCATCGCCGAAGGCGAGTTCGACGCCTTGGTGCTCGACTTCTACTGCGGTATCCCTGCGGTCGGCGTTCCAGGTGTTGACACCTGGAAGCAGCATCAAGAGTGGAAAGAACTGTTCAGCGGGTACAGCCGCGTACTTATCTTCCATGACAACGAGCCAGACAAAGTTAAGCCAGATGGCAGGGTTTACAACCCTGGCCTAGAC